TACTGTATATGTATATGGTATATATATACTTAATATATTATCAGTGTATTTATATTATATTTATAATTATATGGTGTATATGTATATAATATCTGTATATGTACAGTGTATATAGAGTATATATAATATATTGTCTGATAATATATATTAAGTATATCTGTATAAGGTATATATGTACAGTATGTATAAGGTATATGTATAGTATGTCTCTATGTACTGTATAGGCATAGGTATAAGTATATGTATATCTGTATGTACAGTATATAGATATCTGGTAAGTAGGTATGTGTATAGTGTATCTAAGTATATACAGATACAGAGCGCAGGAGCTGATAGATGATCAAGACAGAGACTAGATACACAGACAGGCAGCAGATGAGGACGGCATATAGTCAAGGCGGACACAAGCGAAAGCCGGACACGATGAGCACGCACAGAAGGGCGCTACAAGGGCACAGAAGGCGGCTAGAAGGCATTTGAAGGGAAAAGGCTAAGGTTTAACCATATTTATTCACGACAAAAAGCTAGAAAGGAAGGAGGCGGCATAGAATGCCAAGAGGTGGGAAAAGAATGCCTAGTCTGCAAGATGTAGCTGAGACTATGGAAGGGGACGAGCTAGACGCGATTTTGTCATCTGCCCTTGATCGCCCCAGAAGCCGCAGGTGTGGCGCGCCGCAAGCGTTCGAAAACAGCGAAGACGGGCTAGAAGAGTTTCAAGTAGCTTCACGCAGCTACTTTGCACAAGTCCGAGATATCAACCGACGGGGCGAAATGCGGCTGATTCCTGACGTTGAATCTTGGGCCACATATCTGGGTATCACAAGAAAAACTATTCTCAACTACGAAAAACGCGGCGAAGACTGGCAAAATGCCATTGCATTTTACAAAGGCATCATCACAGCTTGCAAAAAGCAACTTGCACTTGCTGGCAAAATGCCACCAGTGCTTGCAATCTTTGATCTTACTAACAATTCTGACTATGTTAACGCATCGGAGTTCAGGTTATCAGCCGAGGCAGCACCGGAGGCCAAGCAGATAACGGCGGAAGAGTGGGAAAAAGTCATTGATGCAGAGCCAGAAGCCCCAAAACTATCGGATTTTAAATTGTCTGACGATTCAAATTAAGATTGTTCAAGGTTTCTTGATCTGTGTTAATCTCTCGGATGGTATGGAGTTCGTATAATATTTGTTATACGTACTTTTAACGGTCAATGGTGCATATACTCAGACCAGGGCAGCAAAACACTGTTGCTTTTGTATATACAAATACGCACAATTTAGGTTTTGCCGCCATAGGATCAGGAGCCGCGACCAGCTACACAGCTGCCAGATGATCACGCGAAAAGGGGTGTAGGGGTCTGAGAGCGTGCCCCCAGCATGGGGCTACTTAGTCCCCCAAATATTTTTCCAAAATAAAAAGCCCCTTTTAACTCGTAACTACACATATGGCAAAGATAAAAGCTGTGAGCCTTAACAGTTTCTTTGCCATAGCGCTAAGGCATAATATACTCAAACTATAAAATGAAAATATCAACCAAAGAAATAACCGATGAATGTCAACACTGCGGTGACATACTGGTTTGTCAGTTGTGCCGTGAAGGGCACGGAATCAATCGTGAACGAATAAACGTTACCCAAATGGTTACATGCCAGATAGAACACAAGAACAGGAGGTTATCTAATGAGAATCATTTCACAGTGTAAAACCAAATCTGTTGAGTTTTATAACGTTGCTTTGCTGAGACGTGATGAAACTATCTTTGCAAGGACTGCAAACCAAGACATGGTACTTGCAGAGTATAAGACTCCAGCCAGAGCAGCTGAGGTATTTGAGGAATTAAATATTTCTGCTGCTAACTTCTCAGCATATATCTACTACATGCCGGAGGAATAAGCAATGGAAAGAAAATTAGTTTTAGTTAAATTTATTGACGGCACAAGTGAAACAATAGAAGCTTATTATAATCCGCAAGACGGATACTATGGCTATCTAACCAAAAAAGAATTGTTTTACGTATCTTGCGCTTCTAACTTCTCAAAAGCTCTCTTTCCTCGCGAGTTTGTTAAAGCAATATCCCTTTTGGATGAATAGGAGGAGTAATGGCAAATACAAAATTTGAAAATGCAACAACATGGTTACAAGGTGTTATTTCTGGATATCAAAAGCAGGTCAACGATTTCTCAGCTGCGCCTAATCCAGATGCAAATAAAATAAAAGCATGTAAAGAGCGTCAAGAGCTTTGTCAGTACATTTTGGACTTTATGGTTAAGGCTAAGCAGCAGAATGATGTAATGGCTGCTAAGTCAAGTTCTCAAAATACCGCTGCAAAGCCACAGAATGCCCCACAATCAATTTCAGCTCATTCAATGGCAAATACTATAGGTAAAGAACAGCTAGAGCAATTAGAGCTTATTTTGGGACTTGATGCTACAATCAGCTTTTGTAGAGCTGCTTTAATCTTGGAGCTTCCAGAATTTGGATCAAAAGAGGCACTTCTTGGAACACTTAAAGATTTTGTCTCAAAGCGAAGCTAGGAGGTTATGTGGAATGATAAAAATTTTGAGACCTGGTACATTACAACAAATTGATTGCTCACATTGCGGTGCACTTTTAAGTTATGACGGGGAAACTGATGTCCAAAAAAGCACATTACCATCTCGCGAATTGTTATTAGATACTAAAGACTGTTCATTGCCAAAACCTATTCAAGGAAAAGAGTATTACATCATCTGTCCACAGTGTAATAACAAGATTATTTTGTCAGCAACTCGATAAGAAGGGAGTGTCTATGAGCGACATAGATAAATGCATTTCTGTGCTAATCAAGCTTAGCAAGTCTTTTGGAATTGATGCCAAGACTATTCCATCACATTTTAACCACATAATTGTTAGTTTTGAGAAAAAAACATGTGATGGTACTCCGTGGCGCCTTAACTATGCTTTTGAGCTTTGGCTGCTGAAAGACCTTGATACTTGCCAACTTCAAGAATATTTCAAATATGTATTTTTCGATAAAATTTTAGAATCTTTTATCGAATACGAAAAAGAAGTGTTCAACATAGAGGAGTCTTCATGATTAGATTAGAACATACTGTATTACCGAGTCCCGAACAGATGGAATTTGTGATTGAGGGAATGCGTAATCCGATGAATAGTTGGGATAAAAGCGATAGCGGTTATCAATGCGTTTGTTGCAGTAACGAAATATGCAAAGCCGAATGCACTGGAGACGATCTTTGTCCACGAAATGGGAAATATAGACTTGGGGACAAAGATCAATCACTCATGTTTAAACTAGCAAAATTCGGAACTGATCATAGGAAGTATTTAAGAATGATGCCAGTTTACGTTCGTATTACAGCGCCATTATATTGGTGGAAAGAATTTGACACTTACAAGGTCGGTACAGTTGCAAATTCATGCAGTACCATGCATAAGATCACTGAAAAGGAATTTAATCGTAGTGATTTTAGCCATGAGCATATTTTTAAAAGCCCTAATGTTTATTCAGGTGCTTGGGATATGGAAACATCAAATATGTTTTTTTCTGTAAATATTCAAGATGGTATTTATTTCTCATCGGAAGATATTTTAGATTTCACAATACAAGCCCTGAATTATTACCGAAAGAAGTATATTGAAACCAAAGACAAAAAATATTGGTGGCAGCTTATTCAGCTTCTTCCAAGTAGCTATAATCAGACTCGTAATTCAATGCTGAACTACGAGGTTCTGGCAAATATTTATAAATCCCGTCAAAATCATAAGTTAGACGAATGGCGAGATTTTTGCGACTGGATTGAAACATTGCCGTATAGTGATCTTATCACTGGAAAGGAAACAAAATGACATTTGACGAGTATCAGCGCGGTGTAATGAGAACCGCATCAGACGTAACAAAAGCAACAAAGGAAAACATGCTTATGAATGGTATCCTCGGTACTGCAGGTGAAGCAGGTGAGCTTGTTGATCTTCTCAAAAAGCAGATTTTTCAGGGGCATCCATTTGATAGAGAGCATCTTATCAAGGAGTGTGGTGATGTGCTGTATTATCTGGCGCTTACTGCTGAGGCACTTGATACCTCTCTTGAGGATATTGCGATTAAAAACAACAAGAAGCTTTGGGAACGCTATCCTGATGGCTTTAAAACCGAAAATTCACTCCATAGAAAGGAAGGGGATATTTAATGTTTGTTCTTATTCTCCGTGTTCTGGCATCTCTTTTCAACATCTTTATGCTGACTAGCATTATAGGATGGCTGAATGAGAAAAGATCCAGGGAAAGGCTTGCCAGTGCTGTAGTACTTTCTACGTTCTTTATCATGAATCTTGTCTTGACAGCCAGTGGTTTGTGAGGATAAGATCACGCTGGGGTTATCGCCAAATGGTAAGGCACAGGATTTTGATTCCTGCACTGTTGGTTCGATTCCAACTAGCCCTGTTGTGCCATTAGCTCAGCTGGAAGAGCACTTGACTTTTAATCAAGGCGTCGTGGGTTCGAGTCCCATATGGCGCATACGGACCTTTAGCTCAATAGGTTAGGGCAGCTGCCTCATAAGCAGCCGGGTCTGGGTTCGAGTCTCAGAAGGTCCATATGCAGTTTGTAAACAATGTGGTTTTTTCTTTCTCTTGTGAAATCCCTTTCTCTTTTCCCACAAAGTAGCAACTGCAACTCCCCGTGAGAATCAACCTGCGGACAAGTCAGCCGCAACCGTATAGGCGGTTTTTGGGTAGATGTGCAGAATTGGTATTGCAACAGACTGTAAATCTGTCATCTTCGGATATGTAGGTTCGAGTCCTGCTCTACCCACTTTTGCCGCGATGCCACAATGGTACTGGGCTAGTCTTGAAAACTAGTGATCTGTAAAAGGACTGAGGGTTCGAATCCTTCTCGCGGCGCTCCAGTTGCCTAGGGTAGCTCCCGAAAAGCAGAACCTGTGACTGCTTGGCAACTGATTTGTAATCACAGGAATACATTATCGCACAGGAGGTAAAACAGATGTCGGAGAAGGCAAAAAAAGAAATAGTAATATCGGAGGGCAGAGATTTTAAAGGAATCTGGATTCCAGAACGTCTTTATTTATCACCGGATTTAAGTCCTAGAGAGAAATTCTTGTTAATTGAGATATACAGTCTTACTCAAAAAGACAAAGGCTGTTTTGCTTCTAACAAGCATTTTGCCAACTTCATTGGCTTGAAAGAAAATAGTATTCAAAAGATGCTTTTAAAATTTGAGCAACTGGGATTGATTGAAAGAATCTTTGAATACAAAGAAAACACTAAAGAAATCGACAAGCGAATCATTATACTCACCCAGAAATTTTTTGATTCTTTTGTCAATGAAAAATCTATTTCTTCTAACATGGAAAAAAATCCATGTGGGGGTATGGATAAAAATCAACAGGGTGGGGTTGAAAAAAGTCCACAGATAAGTAATACAATAGATATTAAGTATAACAGTAGTTTAAGTGATACAGATAAAGAACATGCTCTATTATCAACTAAAGTTGACAATAGAGATAAATACATGGTTTCGCGCACTAAAAGTGCTCAAAACTCAGGTGGCAAGCCTCAAAAGAAAGAACCTACTGTTGATCCAGATGATTTTATCAAATCTAAGGAGCCAGTTCTTAAAGATGAGCTTCACAGACTGTATTCGAACAATCCTAGAAACATCTTTACTACAGAGCAACAGGAAAATGACTGGGTTGACAAGGAATATAACAGCCTGACTGCTATTATTTTTGAGTTTAACCATCAATACAAAGCATCTACAGGCTTTGATGCCAAGAATCTATCAGACGAGAGCCTTAAACGAGTTGCAAGAAGCTATATCAAGTCACCAGAATCTTTAAAAGATGACTATGATGACCTTCAAAGCAACAAGGTTTTGATCGAAGAGTATCTAAAAACTGATTACGGCAGCAAACATGGAGTGATTGTAAAGAGTTTATCACACTACATGTCTGGCAGCATCCGAGAAATGTTGTTTTATAAACACTTGTATTAACTTGCTAGCTATATACACGTACATTATGCTAGCTATATATGTACGTTGATACAAGTATACACGTACACTAGGAGGTGTAAATGCAGAATATAGAAATCAACTTTGGGGTTCGTCCATATATTGTAACTCAAAATGGCGAAGAAAAGAAAGCGTTATTCCATATGTGGGAAAATTTTGCAAAGCCTGTTGCAGCGGATTTGTATATTGGCGGTTGTCCTGAGGGACAAATGAGCATGATATTTGGGCTTGTAGAGTATGAGGACGGCACGATGGGCGAGGTAAATCCAAGCCAGATTCGATTTGTTGACAATAGGATCAAAGGCTATGCTTTTGAGGAGGGCTGATTCATGGTGAAATATAGACCACACAGAGGAGCATTATGCGACACAATGGCAGAAATGAGAATCTTTGATTCTGTCGAAGATATGTTCCACTACATTGTCGAAGACTGGAAAGCATATGGAAATCCATTTGATATCGGAGATTTAACCATAACGTGTGATGAAGGAAAAGACGAGCGCATTAACTGGAAGGAAGGCAGATATGTCTGCACCAGGCGAATGCGAGAAAAGATTTTTGACACGCCGCAGTGTATTGGAATGTGTTCGATTGAATCGTAGAACGGAGATAATAACATGATGATTGCAAATAAAGTAAATGTAATGGGACAGGAATACCAAATTGTAAAAGCAAGCCGTGACCAGTATAAGCAATGCGACATCGCGGACGGATGGTGCGACGCTTACGGCAAGAAGATTTACTATGTAGACCCTAATACAGATCCAGAACATGATTCAGTGGCGACATCGCCAGAAGAACTTGTAAAACATATTTTACAGCACGAAATTGTCCATGCATTTCTCATTGAATCGGGACTTGCAATTAGCTCATTAGTTACTTCTGGTGCATGGGCGATGAATGAAGAAATGGTTGACTGGATTGCATGGAATGGTGAGAAGCTGTATAAGGCGTGGAAGGAGGCAGGACTAGTTGATTAAAGATGATTTACAAACAAAAGTTGTGGAGCAAGCCGCCCTTATAGCGGCGGCACTCAAAAAAGGTAAAGACGTTGAGGTACGGCGAACCGCAGCTGGAATCAGCGTTGCCGAAGTAAGCAAGAAGGTTGTATACCGATGATTGATGTCATGATTAACATTGATTGCAGAGATGGAATGAAAAGTATACCTGACAAGTCGATTGACATGGTTTGCACAGATCTTCCATACGGGATTACAAGAAATAAATGGGATACTCCAATTCCGTTTGATGACTTATGGGGGGGGGCATTAACCGAATAATCAAAGACAATGGTGCAATTATCCTCTTTGCATCTGGTATGTTCACGGCAGACTTGATGAAAAGCAATTGCAAAATGTGGCACTATAATTTGATTTATGAAAAAGCAAATGCATCTGGATTTCTCAACGCGAACCGTATGCCACTTAGAGCGCATGAAGATATTTGCGTGTTCTATAAGTGTTTGCCAACATACAATCCGCAAATGAAAAACGGTATGCCTGTTAAACGGGTTCGAAAAACTCAGAAAGCAACATCAAAATGCTACGGAAACTATAAGCCAACTGACTATGAAAGCACGCAAAGATATCCAAGATCTGTGTGGAGATTTTCAAATGAAAACGGATATCATCAGACACAAAAGCCAGTTAAACTAATCGAAGAGTTGATTAAGACATATAGTAACCCAAACGACACAGTACTTGATATCTGTGCTGGAAGCATGACAGCTGCAATAGCAGCTGTGAATACTGGTCGCCATTACATTTGTTTTGAAAAAGACCCCGATATTTTTTCAAATGGCGTAAAAAGATTTAACGAATCAACCAATGGAGGACATGGACAATGAAATTAAAAAGACTAATTGTTACCCTTGTAACCGCAGCAATGTTTTCTAGCGCAGCCATTGGCTGCGACACTGAAGCTAATAAGGTAAGCGCTAATATTTCGCTACAGGCGGACAATTTCAACATAACTAGAAAGCTTACTGTTCTGAATGCAAGAACCGACACAGTCCTTTTGGAGCTGACTGGAACATTTGCATTAAAGAACAATACCTCTAATGAACTTGAGGTAATCATCGAGACTGCTGAAGGCAAATACCAGAAAGATTATGTGTATCTGAACGAATACACCATGTACGTGGTCGAAGATATCTCCGGTTCAGAGGTAGATAAGTACCATTATGAGATCAATTTCCTACCTGAATGGGGACTCAAGGCAACTCATCACGAGTAAACTTTACATTTATATAGTAAACGCACGTAATACATTCAATTTTAAAGGATCATAACAAGGGTTTGGAAATGAATTTTGCTGCGTCAAAGCTCGAAAAGCTTAGAAATCTGTCATCAAACACTTAGGAAAGGAGAAAAAATCTTTTATGACATACGAAGATGCCTTAAAAGCCTCAGAAAATGGTCAAAATGTAAGATTGTGGAGCGGCGAAAAGTATTTGCACCCAGAATATGTAGAACAGACTCTTAGCAACCTTTCGACTGTTCAAATATCTCGTGAACATTTAAGATCTTTGTTGAAAGCCTCAGTAAGTGATGATTGGGAAATTTATACAAAAGAAAGTCTGGAATGGGAAGCTGGATATTATCGAAAGCGTTATGAATACCTGAATCAAATACAAAATGATTTTTTAAAAGATCTACTTGGCCGCGACCGCTATAACGATTATACAAATCAGTATTTCAGCGAGAGAATGATCGCTGTAGATGCGTTCCACACTCTTTATAGTCTAAAACGCAGCCAAAAAATATTTATGCTTACAACTATTGTATTTTTAGCGACAACAATTATAGCCTTAATAGTTTAAAGGAGGAGCACGCATGAAATTTTCAGAAGCATTTGGATTGATGAAACAGGGTGCACTGATAAAGCTTCCGTCATGGGCAGGCTATTGGTACTGGTCCAAAGAAAAGCAGACCATCATCATCCACACAAAAGATGGTGAGGAGTTTGATATTAGGAAAACAGCTAATCCAGATTATACTTTTTCAAACATTGCATCCGATAATTGGATTGTTTGGCATTTGAACAGTGAGAGCCTTAACAGCAGAGCTAAGATGGCTATGATTTCGCAGCCAATGGCAGGAAAAACGGATGAAGAAATTAATGCGACAAGAGAAAAGGCAATTGCAGCATTGAAAGAAAAAGGCTATGGGATTATGAATACACTTTTTACAGACGAGTGGTATAACAGTGAGAAAATGAGAGAAAGAGGAGTGGTGCAGATTCCACTTTGTTTCCTTGCAACATCATTAACAAATATGAGTTTATGTCATGCTGCTTATTTCTGCAAAGGATGGGAAAATGCAAGAGGATGTTGTATCGAACATGATGCGGCAGTTGAGTATGGGCTAGATATCATATACGAGGAGGATTAATAATGGTTAGAGTAGGTAGCGCGCGTATTGATGAGAACGGAAAATTGAAGGGCGGACAGCCTGGCGACCAGACAGGACATGAAGTAGCGATTGAGCCATGGTATCTGCACGATAAGGGTTGGGTTATAATTCGCGCGAAGGATGCGAATATCCGTGAGCGTATCGCAATCTGCATGGAAGCAGCGTGTGCCAACAATTTGATTGGTTACAATCAGGACGGATCATGGGAGCTATACGACAAATCAAAACAGTATGGATGGGATTGCTCAAAGGTAAATGTTACTGCAAATACGGATTGCAGCAGCCTTGTTCGTACTTGTGTTGCGTTTGCAGCACAGAGAGAGATTGAGTGGTTTTCAACTCTAATAGAAGTTAAAATTTTGAACAAAACAAAACTGTTTGATATCTTGACAGATGCAAAGTATACCAAGTTCTCAGATTACCTATTGAGAGGAGACATTCTCTGTACTTGCACACAAGGTCACACAGTAGTTGTCCTTGACAATGGTTCAAAGGCTGGACAATCTGGTAGCCAACCGCCTCAGAACAGCACAGAAGGCAATACAAGCCTTTGTGGCAAGGGTATTGGAACAGCAGTTGCACTCACACCTATGAGGATCCGCACAGGGGCAGATACATCTGCAAAGAAGCTTGATACAATCAAGACCTCTGTAGCCGTAGAGGTCCTTGAAATCACCGCTTCTGGCTGGTACAAGATTGTATGGCCGGGAGAGGCGTGTGGATATGCCTTTACAAAGGCAGGAAGCGGCTATTACAGCTATTCTCCAAATGCTAACGCACAAGTTATAAACTTAGGCGATAAAGTCCAATTTACGGGCAATAAGCAGTATATGTCAGCATGGGCTGATAAGCCAATCACTGCAGTTCCAGAAGTTGCAACTGTAACAAGTATTTGTGAGAGTGGTAAGCATCAGTATCACATCATAGGCGATAACGTCTATGGTTGGGTAAACCGAGAAGACATAGTGAAAAAATAAATTTAAAATGGCATAATCAAAATGGTGATTATGTAACAGCCAAAATGGAGGCTCTTCTTTAAGTGTTAGGAAAGGGGGAGCCTCTTTTTTGTTAGAGTTAAGACAGCATAAAGAACGCGTGGAAAATATACAGCGCCAGATCATCATGCAGCCTACATACAGCCAGCTCAGCACCTTATGCGGCGGAGCAAGGCTGATTCTGCTTGATGCCAATGAGTTTATACCAAATCGTGATTTCAAGAGCCTTGATGCGTATAGAGGGTATGGCGACCATGTAAATAGCTATGTCCGATGGTACTGCAACCGCAACAGAAAAGTAGAGGGTGACGAGTGGGACAAACTGTATTGGCAGACTTATCTGAATGGTGCGAGAGCAAGAATATTTAATGACTATTTACTGTTTTTGGAGCGTAAACGTGATCCTAGGAGCATGTTTTATAAGCCAAAAATTAAACAGTTTGAAAAATTTAAGCTTATCGAAGCTTACCAAGGAATGTTGGATGATCGTTATGATAGACTGTGTATTTCTCTGCCTCCTGGTACTGGAAAAACCACCCTTTTAAAATTCTTTCATTCAGCGATTATAGGGTGGTTCCCAGAAGATTATAGTTTATTTTGCTCTCATTCTGGCGATATTACGCGAATGTATTATGATGGTGTTTACCAGATGATAGACGATACCATCGAATATGCGTGGAACGAAATCTTTCCGGGCTTAAAAATAACTTCAACAAATGCGCTGATGCAGCAGTTTAATGTGGGAACTTACAAACCATTCCCATCGTTGCAAACAACATCAATTGGCGCAAACAGTTCGGGTAAGGTAAGAGCGAACAAATATTTGCTATCAGACGACTTAATCGGTAACAGCGAACAGGCGCTAAATAAAAACTATCTTGATAAAATATGGCGTTTTTATTCTGTAGACGCAAAACAACGTAAAACTGTAGACAGTGATGGAAAATCATGTAAAGAAATTATACAGGCCACTAGATGGTCAACCCAAGACGTAATTGGTCGAGTAATAATTCTTTATCAAGATGATCCTCGCACAAAAATTATATCTGTACCTGCAGTTGATCCAATTACTGGTGAGAGCAATTTCAATTATGCAGTCAGTGGATTCACGAAAGAGTTCTTTGCAGATCAGGAATTGACAATGGACGAAATCTCGTACAAGTGTCTTTTTATGCAAGAACCAATTGAAAGAGAAGGACTGTTATTTCCTGGAGAAAAAATTCAACGCTATAAAGAACTTCCTAAGGGAACTCCAGAATTGATTACTGCACAATGCGATACAAAGTCTAGCGGAACTGATTTTTTTGTTCTTCCAGTATTTTTAAAATATGGCAACCTCTATTATTGCGTAGATTGCATATGCAGTAATTCTACAGACTATGAGGCACAGTATGAAAATTCTGCTAACATTTTAGTCAACAACAAAGTTATGGATTGCGAGTTTGAAAGCAATAATGGCGGAGACCGTGTTTCTCTGGAAGTTCATAAACGTGTTCTTGAAAAAGGCTGGATTTGCAACATATCATCTCGAGCGACCGAAACGAATAAGGAAGCAAGAATTTTTCAGTGTTCGAATTGGATACTGCAAAATATTGTTTTTAAGGATATGGAAATGTATAAGCCACGTGAACCATATGGAATCATGATGTCGCTTTTGGCCCAATACTCAGCAACCGGAAAAAAGCAGCTTGATGATGTACCAGATACATTCGCAAACTTCGCGCTGCGCATACAGCGCAGAAAACCAAGACCAACAAGAATCATTAACAGCATCTATTAAGATTGGAGACATGTATGGATACAAAACACTATCTTTCACAAATTAGCGTACTTGATCTTAAAATATCAAACAAGATCTATGAAAAAACACAGTTAAAGAATATGCTTTGTTCGGTTCCAAGTTGTGTAAAAGATGTCAATGTGCAAACTGGACATGCCACAGACAAGACTGCATCTACGATTTGCAAGTTGGTAGATATGGAACGCGAAATTGATTCAATGATTGATTCTTTTGTGGATTTAAAATCTAAAATCATTGCTCAAATGGAGCAGCTTGAGTTCAAGTATTATAATATACTGTTCAAGCGTTACGTTGCACAGCAACAATGGTGTGAAATAGTAGATGAGTTACATTTTACACAACGACATGTTTTTAAGCTCCACAAAGAAGCATTAAACGAATTTGAGAAAAAGTTTGGGAGTGAATATCTAGACCAATAAAAAAATAGCAGGGGAAGCAAAATTCTCCTGCTATTGATGTTTCAGCAACTTTGATTTTCCTGAAATTCCTTTAAATCACTTTTTAACTTATTCATGATTTTTTCCGAGTAATTGTTGTCTTGGCGTTCCGTGAAATTTTGGAATACTTGAGTGCCTTTAGCAACTGCCTGTGATGATTGTTTTGCTTTCGATGATATATCTCCTTGTATAAGCTTTCGCAAATACAAAAATCGACTACGAATCGGCTTCTGTTCATTCCTGCGTTTAATCTCTGCTGCCTTCTGTGCCATATACTGGTAGTAAGCCTTTTCAAGATCTTCCTTCTGGCAATCTGGTAGCTTATGAACTGGTATTGTTACGAGTAGCGTCTGTATCTCTTCTAGCTGTGCCTGTGATAGTTTCCATTCATCCAATGCACTTTCCCAGAGCGGACGATCTAATGTATCTTCCTTCGGCGCTGGCGCTTCTGGAACTTGCACTTCCAATATAGGTAATGTTTCGACTTCAAATCTTATACCAACTACCGTTCGTCCTTTCTTAATGGGTTCATATGTATACCGACATTCAGTTTTTTCATCCATTTCTTTCTGAACACGTTTCAATATCTTTTGATTAAAGAACTTGTATTCTTTATACAGTTCCTCTTTATCACAATCAAGTATTTGCCTTAATTCATCAAGCTGCACTTCCCAACTTTTTCGAAAACGGTTTTGTTCAAGATACGTAAACATGATATAAGTGTAACGGCTTGTGAGTAATGTTATGCAGCGCAGCTTATATCGAAGATATCCGAGGTTTTCAATATTAAAAAAATACTTCATTGCTTTTTGAGAACACTCTAGCTTTACTTGCCACAGCCCGTAATCATCTTGTTCTGCCGTTGCTTCTTCAAACAACGTCACCAATCTAAAACCTTGTTTTTCACTATCATCTTGAACTTCTATTACATTTCCCATAAGATGTTTTAATCTTGCCTTGAGGTCTTGATTGTTGATTTTTTTTACTCCTAGAATCTTTTCAAGTTCCCCTTTTTCAAATACCACAACTCGTTTCTCTGGCTTGTGACTATCTATGCGCGATAGGTATGTATCGAGTATTTTAAATTCTGCAAGCGATAGCTCAGAACGCCACAAGGAAAACAGCGGTAAACTTTTTTGAACAGTAAGTTTGTCTCCATTTCCTAAACTGGTTATTGGTCCAATCTTTTTTCTAGCCATGTGTAAAACCTCTCTTTCTCTACTTTTATGTTTATTATAGCACTATAAGTTACCATTGTAAATATAAAATTGTTACCTTTTTATATTTTATGGAATTTCTTGGTTACTCATGTGGAATTTCTTGGTTACTCATGTGGAATTTCTTGGTTACCTATGCATATCAAAAAGCTAGTATTTACGCGGCTTTCAAAGCTCCAGTAATCAAGAGAGTAATCAAGAGAGTAATCAAGAGAGTAATCAAGCTATCAATCAAGGAAAGCATTGGTAGACAGATAAAAAACAATTCAATATTAGCTATGACATTTTAATTGGAATTTCGTGGTTACCTATGACACTAAAACCTATCATTTAATATCAGTAAATGACACAAGATATCATCTTGAATACATGCTATTACTATGATACTCTCAACAATAGAAAAGTATGAAATAAAGTTAATTGCGCCTTACATATGTATGGCGCTTTTTTATTACCCAAAAAGGAGATAGCCATGTTAACGATTAGAAGCAAGAGCATATCACTGTCAGGAGACAGCACAGTAAATGATCAAGTGATTTTTGCGTTTCAGGCAAAAATCAATTCAAACAATCCTAAAGAGGTACAGTTTAGCAACTGGATAAACAACCATGAGTTATACAAGCAGAACCGGAAGGAATGCAATTCCGATTACGAGTCTTTCCAGGACGAAGTATACAAATTGCAAGACTCGATGCTGCCGTCAGCTGAAACGCTATGAGTAGCCAGATAATTACATGCCCCAATTGTGGAAGGATTATCCTCCACTATGACAAGAAAGCGACAAACGCTTTTGAAGTACAATGTAGGAAATGTAAGCAAATGACTTGCATTCTTACACAGGACGGTATTGTGCAGTCAGTTAAGCCTATAAAAAAGATACAAGCCAAAAGTAGCAGCGGCAAAAGATTCTATTGAGAAAGGAGGGCGAACAGAATGTGGATACTAAAGGGACGTCAAAAGATATATACGGACGCAAAAGAAATCACTGCCGACAACATAATCAAAGAATTGTCAAAAGCATATGAGAAGCATAAATTTAATCGGTTAGAGATGCAATATCTTATAGATTTTGAAGCTGGCGATCAACCACTGGACAGACCTAAAATTGTTCGCCCTGAGATCAATATTAAAGTAACTGATAATGCCGCAAACTACATTACCGACTTCAAAATGGCGTATTTTTGGGGAACGCCAGCAATGCTGATACAGCGATCTGACAAAGACGCTCACAAAACACCAGCAGGCTTAGACGATGAAGGAATATCTGCACTTAATGAAATGCTTACAAATGCCTGCGACATTGGTTACAAGAATCAGGAGCTTGGCAATTTTGTTGAGAAAGTAGGTGTGGGATACCGACTTGTTGACGTTAAAACCGATTTTGAAGAAGATGACGAAGCTCTTGTGGATATATATACGTTAGACCCAAGATATGCTTTTTGCGTATATAGCAATGATGCCAAACAAAAGAAGCTAATGGGAGTAACATACAGAACGGACAATGGTGAACAATATTTTACGTGCTTTACCCCTAAGATGCGCTTTGAAGTCTCAAAAGGCAAAATTGTTAAAAAATCATTAAATCCACTCAAGAAAATAGCGATAGTTGAATACGAGAGATCCGTTGACAGAACAGGCTGCTTCGAGAGGCAAATATCAGATTGTATCGAACTTAACACGCTAGTCTCTGATTTTGCAAACCTTACAGCGCAGCAAACTCAGGAGATATGGTGGGGCAATGATGTTGATTTCCCAGTTGACCCCAAAACTAAGAAGCCTGTAGAAGTGAAGTCGGGGCAATGGGTGCTTACTAGCACAACACCAGATGGAAAGACACCGCAAATCAAGGCACTATCTAATGCATTTGATACAAACGCAACATTAACAGCGATAGATACACGCTGGCGAAGAATTTTGCAAAAATGCAAAGTGCCTACACAACAAGATTCAGAAGGCGGTGGTTCCACGGGAACAGCAATGGATATGTCTAGTGGATGGAGTGCAGCTGAGATTGACGCTGTGCGTGAGGAGCAGATTGTGAGCAAGGCGCAGAGAGAGGAGCTTAAACTTATCATAAAAGTACTCCAATTAACTCCATCAAATGTGCTTAAAGACGATGATCCAATCAAAAGAGTACATGTTGGAGACATCAATTTCCACTTCTCAAGAAGAAAGAACTATGACATGTCTGTTAAAGCAAATGCTTTATCAACCCTTATTAAAACTGGTGTGCATGGTAGACATGCACTCAAATTTATTGATGGCTTCGAAGATACTGAGGCGACGTGGAATGACAGTAAGGAAATGATAGAAGCAGTGCAAAGAGCTGCCGCATCAAGCGGAACCACAACAATGGAAGAAAGTGAACCAACTGATAGACAAATAGATCAGTTGGAAACAAGCCCTATAACTGGGAAAGTATAAGGTGATGATATGGCACAGATATTTGGTTTTGATGAAATCGAAAAGATACGGTCCATGCCATACAATAGATTTTTTGGCGAAATGGGAATCACAAAAAAGCAAAAACAAGAACGCGTTGAATTTTCAAATAAAATTGAAGATGATATGCGTTTTTTAATTTTACTCATCCTGATTATGAAAGAGACAGGTAGAGTTGATGCCAAGAAAGCAGCAGAACAATTTGAAGCAAAATTGTTGAAATGGATTGCACGATATATTGATCTTGACAGCGAGACAAAGGTTTATATATCAGATTTTTGCTTATCTACAGCACAGGTAACTGCGGATCATGTCAACGAAAAATATTATGTCTCGGAAGACCGAATACGTCTGGTAAGTGAAAACACAGCTCTTGATTTTTTGAATCATAAAGACTTCAAAGAGGCAACCAGAAATAAAACATACAAAACATGGAACACAATTATAGACGGAAAAGAACGCGAAACACATCACAAGGAAGATCAAACAACAATACCAATAAACAACTACTTTTTAGTAGGCAAAGCACTTATGCGGTATCCGCACGATATGGCAGTTGCTTTTACTAACCCAGAGGAAGTAATTAACTGTCGCTGCTGGGTGACATACTCTTAATTCATGCAAAGAACAGGCTCTTTAAACGAAGGTTTGAAGGGCTTTTTGTTTGCACAAAATTAGGGCAAACAAGTCGGAGACGGACTTTAAGGAGCAAAACAGCTCAGAGAAGAGCTTAATAATCGCACAAATCAAAGCGGAGAGAACCGCACAAACGCAGAAAGGAATGAATCTATGAAGACTCAGCCGATTTTCAGAACATTTGAACGCAATGCCACCAAGAGAAAATTAAACCTGCAGCTTTTTGCAGAGCCGACACCAGAGGTTGAAACTCATGAAGAGTCAAAGGGATCAGGTGATGATCACGAACCGGAAACTGATGCTGATGTATTAAGGGTGCAGCTTGCACAGGCAAACGCACTAATTGCGAAACTCACAAACAAAGCTGATGCACTTGCATCTGAGAATGCAGCCAAAACAAAGCAACTCAGAGAAAAGATGACAGCTCAAGAGCAGGAAGCGGAAGCAAAGAAAGAAGCAGAAGCCGAGAGAGACAAGCAGTTCAAGGCAATGCAGCGTGAGCTGACGATTATGAAATCTACCAATACGTACATGGACACTTTGGAAATGTCTAAGGAAGTAGCACAGCAGTACGCCGAAGCAAGAGCTGATGGAGACGGAGATAAGGAAAACGAAATCTTGAGGCAGCACATGAAAACACTCAAGGCAAAGATGATGCAGGAGTTTCTGGCAGAGCGTGGCGAAGTTAACGCAGGGCACGGAGATAGTCACGAGAGTAAGGCTGTTGAACTCATGAAGTCACTACCGACATATTCAACAGAAGTCGACGAGTCTGTGCTGAAACAATACATGTAAAGAAAGGAAGCAAGAAATGGCAAGAGGAGACATGAGATATGCAACAACCGAGATACGTCCATCCGGTGCAGAGATCTTAAACAGAGAGGTGTTCGAAGGAGTGCCAATGACTATTGATTTTACAGATGTCAGCACTACTGATAGTGATACCGGAGAGAAGGTTGTAAAGGCAGGGAGTGTAATTAGTGGAACAGGAACAGTAGTTGCAGCAACACCATGGACAGGCGGAGCTGGAATCTTGCTTTTTGATGTGTATGAGCATCGGCCACAAGGAACGATTCTTAAAAAGGCATACATTAACAAGTCAAGAGCAGAACAGAATGCAGGAATCACTTATGATGCAGACTTAACTAAGATCCTGCCTATGATCGTGGTTGAGTAAAAAAAAGGAGGAGCAATGGCAGTTTTAATTACAGATATTTATGATTCACAGGCAGTTGCCGCAAGACGTACACAAGATCCAAGTAATGCCATGGGCTTTGTCGGAAAGGCCTTCTTCCCAAATAGAAAGAAGCTGGGCTTGTCATTAAAATGGATTAAGACACACAAAGGCTTAAACGCCATCTTAAAGCCAAGTAATTTTGACGCAATTCCGATGATCAGAGCCCGTGAGGGATTTAAGCAGGAGTCTACAGAGATGATCTTTTTCCGTGAGAGTATGACTGTACGAGAGGAAGATTTAATGCGACTTATGGAGATCGAAGACGCTAATAGTCCATTCATCGGAGACATTATATCATCAATTTACAATGATGCTGCAAGGCTTATTGATGGCGCAGAAATCGCCGCCGAAGTAATGCGAATGGCACTGCTTGCACCAAAGGACGGAAAACCATCTATCGCAATAGGAACCGGGGAGCAAGAGAGTGACAATATGGTTTATGGCTACGATTATGATGGCGATGGAACATATAAGCAAAAACATTATTTAAAAATTCAAGGCACTGATACGTGGGACCATCCTGACACGGCGAAGCCGTTAAAAGACGTTCAGCAGGGTACTAAATATTTAAAATCAATCGGAGTACTTCCTCGCTATGCGATGATGAACAGTACTACCTTTGATTACCTCGTTGAGAACGAGCAGATCAAGAACGCTTTAATTACTTCTTCCGGTAAGACGGTTGATTTTACCGATGAAGCAACCGTTAAGGAGATCTTTACGCGAAAGACAGGTCTGACGCCTATCATTTATGACAAGATGTACATTGACTACAAGGGAGAGACTCAAAAGTTCTATCCAGATGACAAAGTAACCATAATCGGTGCAGGAACACTAGGATCAACATATTATGGTGTAACACCAGAAGAGCGTACATTGATGTCAAATAAAAATGTGGATGTTGCCATGCTTGACAACCGCATTGCAATTGCGACCAAAACCGAGCAGGGACCACCTATTAAGACAACAACCAGCGTATCACAGATCGTGCTTCCATCATATGAGGGCATCGACAGCACATTTGTACTTGACGTCAAGTAATGAAATTTGATCACATGATCAAGTTTGGGGGAATCTACTATGCAGCTGGTGAAGACGTCCCAATGGAAGAAAAAAGCGATGCCCTAGAGATTGACGTCCCGATGGAAGAGAAAATCGAAATTCCAGAGTTGCAAGTTGATGATGAGCCCAAGCGAAGAGGTAAGAAACCAAAAGCTGTTTGATGGAGGTGAGAAAGTATGAGCTATACAGACAACCTTGCAGACGAGCTTTTTTTTGATTTGCAAGTTGAGCTTTCAAATGATGAAGAAGGCGGCAGCTTTTCGGAATCACTACTCAAGCAAAAAATCAAAAGTGCAATCAGAGAAGTAAGAGACAAAAGAAGATATCCACTTGGATACACGGACGGAATGATTGCACAAGATTTAGATAGGTACTATAGCCAGATTCGCAATTTGGCTTTGTACGATTATAACTCGATTGGCTTTGAGGGCGAGAGTCAGCACAGTGAGGATTCCATTCAACGAACAATGGTAGACAGAAAAACGTTGTTCGCTGGAATAATACCGTTAGCAACAGTCTAAGGTCTAAGAAGGATGTTCGCCAGTGTGTTTGCAATGCTTGTGAATACGCTGGCAGGGTGCATATTAAAGCGGCGGTGGGCAATATGCAAAAATATAAGCAGGAGATATAAAGATGCAAGAATTTTTATTACAAACATACACAATCATCCTTCCGATTGCTTTAGGATACATTGTTTGGCTTCTGCAGCAACAGAAGAAAGACAAGAACGCGAATGAGAGAGGAACCATGCTGTTATTGCGTGTGCAACTGATCGAGTATCACACAAAATACATGCGGCTAGGGGAGATACCATCCTATGCTTATCAGAACTTCGAGGAAATGTATGAAGCCTATCATGATTTGGGTGGAAACGGTATGGTTAAAAAAATGTACGAAGAGATCAAAGAGTTACACATCAAGAGTGGAGGAGGTAAATAAAATGGATATATCGAGCATGACTACCGTGATTGCAATTGTAGTTATTTGCTATTTAATTGGGCTTGCAGCCAAGACAATTCCAGCAGTCAAGGATAATTACATTCCGGTCATTGTGGGTGCTTTTGGCGGCATTTTGGGAGCCTTGGGAATGTATGTCATACCAGACTTCCCAGCGCAGGATATTCTGAATGCAATTGCTGTCGGCATTGTATCAGGCTTGTCTAGCACTGGCGTCAATCAGGTATACAAACAGCTAAAAGATGGCACGGACAAGTAGAAGAAATCGGCAGCAGATGTGGTATTCGTACCAAGTCGGGAAAGCACCTGGATATCTGAGAGATGAAAACGGTGACATTCAGTATGAGAGTTATGTTGGAGCTGATGGGGAAGTATATTTTTATACCGATGACGAAGGCAAAAAAATCCCAAAAGAAAGCGGCGAAATGGAAGTGCTTTATAGCAATCCTGTGAAGTTTTGGGGAACAATCACATCACAACTAAAAAACGCTATCATGCGAGCATGGGGCAGTGATAGTACAAACAATTATGCTACGCTCATCTTAGCTAAACATGCAAAAGACTCTGACGGAAACGAACTTAGCTTGCCGTTTGGAGCAAGAATCTGGCTCTACTCAGAAATCAAAACGAAACCAAACGGATCGCCAGACGAAAATTCGGCTGACTACCAAGTGAGTGGAATCATGAATGAAGCACTGAATGAAACGTCTTACTATCTGCAGGTATTGCAGCAAAGCGAGGAAAAAACCTAATGGCAAAGGCTTTGGAAATAAAGGTGAGCGGAGTAGATGAAGCCATAAGGATGTTGGAACGTTACCAGAAAACGTTCCAAACGCGAGTAGAGCTTTTTATGAAGAAGCTTACTGATTACGGAGTTGAAAAAGCAACAGAAGAAGTCTTGACGATGGATGCAGTATTTACTGGCGAACTTGTAAATAGCATTCACTCAACCGAGATAGAGAGCAACGCAGAGCGAGTTATCTTTGCGGTAGAAGCTGATTCAGAACATGCTATCTATGTAGAGATGGGAACAGGAATTATAGGTGCTACTACTCCGTATCCAGGCAAACTCCCGGCTATTTATGCGCAAGGAAAAACAATTAGAAAAACGGCAGATGGTAGATATGGCTGGTATTATCTGGGGGGAGATGGTAAGTGGTACTTTACAGAAGGTATGCCGTCAAGACCATTCATGTATCATGCCTCAACACAAATGAGACATGATATTGAAAGAATTGCAAGGGAGGTGTTTGGATAATGGCTCAGAATCAATGGGTCATCGACCTTGAGAGCAAGGTATTATCCCTTGTGAAAGGCAAGACATACAACAAGCTAAAGAAAAGATATCCGCAAATAATGTACACCACCTCAAGCATAAGCAATGATTCACAACGCAATTTTCCGTGCGTGTACGTCCATCAGTTGGGTGGAAGCGAAGCAAACTCCGATCTGGAACGCACAAGAATCAACACTATAGTGGCAGGATTCCAAATTGAAGTGTATAGCAACACTTCGCAGCTAGACTGCCGAACCATAATGGCAGAAATTATGGACTGTCTAAAAAAGCTTATGTTTGATGTAAAAATGTCACCATATGCGGACAATCAATCACCAATATATCGTTATGTAGCACGTTTTGAAAGAACATTTGATTGGAATGATATTTTTTAAGCTCCATCGGCAAGATGGGGCTTTTTTAGTAGGAGGAATACAAAATGGCAGTAGGTTTAAAAAGTAGAATCATCTACAGAGAAAAGACAAAGGAAGATGGCGCAACCGATTACTGGGCAGGTGAATATAAGCTCTTGATCAGAGCAAAATCAATTCCATCGCCTTTCGGTACTGTCAACATGGTTGATACATCAACCTTGGAAGATTTGATAGAGACTCAGGAACAGGGAAGAAGAGCAGCTGCATCAATGGAAGTACCAGGTGCATTTGAAAAAAAATATAAGGATGAACTAGTTAAAAACGAGGGAAAACAATTAGATATCTGCATCCTTTACGGCACAGATGGAAAAGGTTCGGAAGGAATTGTGGCTTTTGTAGGAACAGAATCTTTCGCACCAGACGAGGCAACAGAAGATCACCTCACAGGAACAGCAACAATTGCCACAGTAACCGTTCCAAGGTGGATCGAGGATAGTTACACCGTAACTGTAACAGAAGACGAGAACGGTTACCCAACGTCAATTACACTGGCGAAGAAAGAAATGTAACAGCTATATTCGGGAAGCGTGAGCTTCCCGTTTTTTGTTTAAAGGAGAATGAATTATGAAATTTATGAATTATGAAATTAAGTTTGGAATCGAAGCAACTACAAAGAGCGGAATTTTAAAGAAGATTAAAGAAATTCAGCAGTCCAGCGATGATGAAGTTCAACAGTCCAACGGTGATTTTGTTGACGATATCGAAATGATGCTTAATATGGTTCCGGAGTTTTTGCTTGTGGGACTGCAAAAAAGACATAAGGATGAGTTTGGGTATGATTATAACACAAATAAAGGCAAGGAAGAAGCAACAGCAAAGGTGTGTGAATTGATTGATGAGTATACCGATCAGGAAGATTCAAGCATCAAAGAGCTGTTTGAAGAGCTGCTAAAAGAGGTAATGCAGAACGGTTTTTTCAAGAAAGAAGTTCTGCAGATGAAAGCGGAGAAAGAAGCGGAAGAGCAAAAAACAGAGTAATAGATCCAATTGATTATTACGATGAAAAGCTGCTTCCGTATTTTTTATGCGTTACGCAACAATACGGCTTTACTGCTGAAAAAATAGGCGATATGTGTCCGTGCGAGTTAAAACCGTATGAACTTGCTTACAAGCTACATCAGCAGCAAGTTGATATGCAAAACCACATGCTTGGCAGGTATGTGAGAATGTCTATTTTATCAACACTGGGTAACAGCCAGTGGTTCAAAGGCAAGCATACACCGCCATTTGAATATCCAGATATGCCTTTCTTACAGCAGGAGACAAAGAAAAGCGAAAACTGTAATGCAGAATCCAACGAAGAAATCGCAGTGTACGAGATGAAACAAAGAATCAGGCAGCTTGAAAAGCAAGGCTTGCCAGAGAGCCCGATCTAAGGGAGGAGGGATAAAATGAGTGAGGTAAATATTGATTCAATACGGATTGAGGCTAAAACAAATATAAAAGAGGCTATATCCGATATTGAGGCATTGAAACAATCCCTAACTGGATTGGGCGACAACAAAAGCGGAATTGATCACTACTCAACATCTGTAAATGGATTAACGCAAAGATTAACGCGACTTACAGGAATAACCAACAAGGCAGGAATTGCAGCGGTTGAGAAATCTGTAAGAGAACTGGCAGAAGCATCTATTAAGCTTAACAACCTACAGCTTAACGAAAAGAAGGGTTCGATTTTCTCTGAGGATACATGGAAAAGAGCCATGGAGAACGTGGAAAGTGCGATGGAAAACGTAAAAAATACTATCGCACAGAACGTTAAGGAGATCAGGCAGCTTGACGGTGTTGAAAAGGCTTTTGATAACTATATCAAAAAAGCCCAAAACATAAAAATTCCGATTGGCGTAAAGAATGATTTAAGTACAGATAGAGAATTTGCAAATCTGCGAAGTGTACTTGGAAAGAATTTTTCCACAACAAATAGTGGTACAGATTTTGTAACGTTCATAGATGATATGAATAAATCAATAAATACCACATTTGATACTACAAAAAACGCAACAGATCTGTTCAAGGATGTAGTGGAGCGTTTAAGGGATATACGCAAGGAAGCTGTGATGACATCACAGGATGTTATCAAAAACGGCTTAATTCCAGTACAAGAGATTGAATCTGAGCTGTCAAAGTTTGCCGCAAAAGACATACCTAACCTCAGTGAGAAGTATGGGCTTACAGAAAACGATGTTTATGGTGGCAAAAAACTATCAGAAAACAATGAAACAGAAAGTGTAAAAGAAGTCACAAGCGCAATCGGGCAGAAGACCAGAGCATTTGAAAAAGAGCAACAGACTGTAACCGATGTTGTGAACAGTGAAATGAAAGACCTTATCAATTTAAGGTCAACCATCGAATCTGTTACGAATGCTGTAGGAGACGGAAAAGGCCTGGCAGGAGCGTTCAAAGGACTTAAAGAACTTGGCTTGGGCGAACTGGCTTCTTTGAAAAACATTGACTTTTCTGGAATTGCAAAGCTGAATAGAGAAAGTTTAAAAACAATAATCGGAAAAAAGCATACTGGACTATCAGATACAGAAAAGACCATCATTCAAAATGCAGCAAATAAAGCTGTTGCACCAGAGAGTGTGCCGTGGTTAGAAGATTATGAAAAACTGATACAGCAAGCAAGGGAAGAAAGTCAAAAGTTTTTAGGTGAATTTTACGTTCCTGAGAGTGTTGAAGAGCTTCAAACTGAATTTGTGGGAATCTCAAAAGAGATAGTGCGCTTAAAGGAAAATATGCAAGAAGCATTGAGAACTCTTGATACTGATGGTGTATCACAGATGGTTAATGACTTGTCGCAAGCGATAGCTTATGCGAATGATTTATCAACTATTGCAGCTCAAAAAGGTATAACACTTAGACAGCCAAAAAGTGAATGGCAAGAGTATCCACTAAGCAGTTTTCCAGAAGAACTTCGTGGCAATGACTTATCAAACGCAATGAGCCAAACTGCGAGGGAAACAAGCAACGCTTCAAACCAATTAAGACAATACAATGAAGATGTATCAAAAGTAATCAGAACAGAACAGACATTTAAAGATGCCTTGACTGATGCTTCACAAGAGCCACCAATATTTAGAGACACACCAGAGGATATCAACAGACTGAACCGAAACATGCAAAAATTGCCACTTAGCCTATCCCAGTTAAAATCAGATATAAGTGATTTGGCAGGCATCATGGGTGGATTTGTAGGAAAGGCGATATCTGTTGCAGGTGCAATTGGCAAAATAGGATCTTTTGCAACAAAAGTAAACAAGCAGATATTGTCGTTCACAAAAGACTTTGCAAAGCTATCATGGGAGTTTTTGAATTTTGGTTCAAGCAAAAACGCATTATCTGGGCTAAAGAGTCCGTTCAGCCAGTCCTCAGCTAGTCTTGGGGATTTTAATAAAAAATTAAAGCACGGAATTACAACTGTGTTGCGCTACGGTTTTGGAATCCGGTCTTTGTACGTACTGTTTAACAAGCTACGATCAGGAATTAAGGATGGAATCAACAATCTTGTTATGTTTAGCGACAGGGCAAATAAGAGCTTGTCATTGCTGACATCTGACATGTCATATGTTGGAAATAGTGTGGCTGCGGCATTTGAACCAATACTGAATATTATTGCACCAGTTATTGACCAAATTGTTGATTATGCAGTTGCAGGAATCAATGCTGTAGGTGCTTTCATAGCATCAATAACAGGGCAAACATCATACACGGTAGCCGTAAAAAACATCAAAGACTATCGCGACAGTTTAAACGGCACAGCATCTGCAGGAGATGCAGCAAGTGACGCAACTGATAAGTTAAAAGACAAGACCGATGAGTTAAAGCGTGAGTTAATGGGATTTGATGAAATCGAAAAATTTTCGGAAGATCTCGATAACGCAGCTAACAGCGGTTCAGGAAGTGGAAGTGGAAGTGGTTCTGGAAACGGCTCAGGAACGGAAGATCCTATACTTTTTACAAAAAAGGATATACCAGGAGCGGTATCTAACTTTGCAGATCTCGTAAAAGATGCCTGGGCGAAATCCGATTTTACTGACATCGGTAAAATAGTTGGAACGAAACTCCGTGACGCACTTGATTCCATTGACTGGGAGCCAATCAAGGATCAGGCAAACAAAATTGCCAAAGTCACAGGAACATTCATAAACGGCTTCTTTGAGACGGAAGGTCTTGATAAGAGCGTTGGAAGAACGCTTGGAGAAGCGGTCAACACAGCTGTAGGTGCAATCAATACCTTTGTTGATACAACTCACTGGACATCAATTGGCGAATTTATGTCAGGTGGGCTTAGAAGTGCGATAGCTACTATTGATTGGGATGGCCTTGGAAAGACTCTGAATGCCAAATACAAGGCTTTGTGGAGCTTCCTTGATGGATTTGTAGTAGATATGTCTAAGATCAATTTTAGCGGCACTACAGGGTGGCAGGAAGCAGGTAATGCACTTGCAAGTACAATCAATAGCATTTTTGCAGATAGAGACTACACAAAAACTGGGCAAACCATTGCGACTGGAATCAATGGAATCACATCTGCGCTAACAACAGGAATAGAAGGAATTGATTTCAATTCGATATCCAGAAATTTTTCGAACGGAATCAATAGCATATTTTACGAGGTAGATTGGCAAGCAATCGGCACAATGCTATCCGATGGAATGAATACAGCAACTTCATCCTTACTTACGTTTTCAGTAACGGTTGACTGGAAAAGAATAGGCTCAGAGCTTGCAAGTTCTGCAAATACTTTTTTGGCTAAGACTGATTTTAGCCAAGCAGGAAAAGCGCTAGGTCAGGCATTTAAAGGTGCACTATCCGCAATTAACGAGTTTGCAGCAACATTTAACTGGCGCAGCCTAGGAATTGACATCAACAATTTTATCAAAGGGATAAACTGGATGGGTATTTTAAAGACCTCCGCAAATGTAGTTGCAAATACATTTTTTGGATTGTTTGAAACTGCTTGGGCGGCTGTTTTTGGTGGACCCGATACAAAGTATACAGCTATCGCAGACAATCTGAACAAAGCACTTTCAAAGCTTAAAATCGAATGGCCAGCAATGGAACAGGAAGAAATTGAGAAATTTGAAAATGTTTCCATAATTGTCGATAAGTTCCTTGAACTGAATGAGAAGCTGAAAAAGAACGGAAGCCTATCCGAGACAGACATGTCACTATTTAAAACCTACTATGACCAAATTGTAGAGTATGCACCGCAAGCCGCAAAACTAATAGGTGAAGTGGGAACAGCTTATGAAGGCACAGATCAGGCTTTAAAAGCATTGATAGCAAGCCAAAAGAATGCGGCTATTGCAGAAGGCTTTAAAACTGCAATGTCAGACGCGGCTAAAGTTATGGCTGATTCAGCTATTGCTCTTAATGGTGCAGTAGATGAACTTGTAAGCAGTGTAATCACAAATAAGGACAGCGTGTTCTCGTACTGGAATCAGTTAATGGGCGGAAATGGCACAATGGCAGAAATGACAAAAACCATGGATAGCCTGTTCAAAAAAATGCGCGAAGGAAAATACGATGTCGATAGCTTGCAAGGATCAGAAGCAATTTTAGCTCATGCGATAGGCTTAACAAGCAACAGTCTGCAAGAGAAAATGCTAAACGTGGATAGGTTAACAACCACTTTGAACAAGTCAGAAACAGAGCTTGACAAAATGAGCGAAGCTTCAACCCGATACTCAGCCGAGATTGATACAGCAAGCATAAAGACAGAATCATTTGGCACCAACCTTGGAAAAATAAAATTCACAGGTGTTTGGAAATCTTTAAAAGATGAATTGAAAAATACGTTAGATGATGTAACAGAAACACTTAAACGTGATGATTTTACGTTAGGAATCAGCAATACCTTAACCGACATGTTCGATAAGGAATTTAAAGTGAATTTAAAGGCAGGATCACTTGATACCAGTGAGCTTACCCAAAAAGACAAGACAATCCAAGGTGCATCAGCAAATATTGTGAGTGCTAAAAATGCACTTCCAGACTATGCAAAAAAACTTGATTTGGTAGCAAATTTGACAAGCAAACAAGATTCAATTGCCGATAGAGTGATCAGTGGACTAACAGGTTGGATGACAGACTTCCAAAACAGAGTTCCGGAGAACAACCGTTGGTTTAGCGGTTTAACAGGTTGGATGACAGACTTCCAAAACAGAGTTCCAGAGAACAATCGTTGGTTTAGCGGTTTAACAGGTTGGATGACAGACTTCCAAAACAGAGTTCCAGAGAACAATCGTTGGTTTAGCGGTTTAACAGGTTGGATGACAGACTTCCAAAACAGAGTTCCAGAGAACAATCGTTGGTTTAGCGGTTTAACAGGTTGGATGACAGACTTCCAAAACAGAGTTCCAGAGAACAATCGTTGGTTTAGCGGTTTAACAGGTTGGATGACAGACTTCCAGAACAGAGTTCCAGAGAACAATCGTTGGTTTAGTGGACTAACAGGTTGGGTAACGTCATTGGGAGACTCAATTCCTACATCTGGAAAATGGTTCAGTGGAATCCTGGGATATGTAACAGCATTAGGAGATTCGATCCCTACATCTGGAAAATGGTTCAGCGGACTGACAGGATATGTTAATCAGGTAGAAAAGCAACCCGGTTCATCACTTATTTTAAAAGGTATTCATGGAATAATTTCGAGCATCACAAACATTCTCGGAGGAAAAGCAGAAGGTGGAGCCTTTTATGGTGGAAGATGGCATGATATACCACAGTTTAGCAGTGGAGGAGTCATCACAAAAGACTTCATGTCAAGCTTTAGCGCCATTCCACGATATGCAGGTGGTACTGTAAATGCAGGTTCAATGTTTATTGCAGGAGAGGCTGGACCAGAACTTGTAGGTCATGTAGGCGGCAGGACAGAAGTACTCAACGAATCGCAGCTTGCAAGCGTGATGCAAAGTGCAGTAGCAGAAGGAATGCAAGTTGCAATGTCACAAATGGGTGGCAGCGGAAATGTAACCGTCAATGTCACACTTCAAGGCGATGCAAGGCGCATTTTTGAAGTAGTGAAGAACGAGAATAATTCACGTGTTATGCAGACTGGCAAGGCGCAACTTTTAACGTAAAGGAGGGAAACAATGCAATGGATGGTCCGGTAAAAACCGTAATCATAAGTGGATTGAAGCTGAAAGTTAAAGACCTGACGGTAACAGATAACATCATCTGGAGCCGCAATACAGGGCGAGTTGCGTCTGGTGATATGGAGGGTGACATCATAGCAAAGAAAATTAAGTTAAATCTTACGCTGGCGCCTTTGGATGATAAAGAAGCAGTAGCTTTTGCTGCTGCAATAGAACCACCATTTTTTCCGATCACTTTCCGAAATCCGAAGTCTGGGAAAACAGAAACACTCAAATTTAATGTTGGAACACCGACATATCCAGTCTATTCGTATGCTGATGGACTGCCTAGATATGTTGGTGTTGCTGCAAATTTTATTGAAAAATGAGGTATCAAAATGAAGATGTCAAATAGAACACTGGTAAAAACAATCAATGGACTTTTATCGTTTAAAAACAATGGCGTAAGAAAGCCGATTAAGGCAATTTACGCAGTTAACCGTAATATTGAAATGCTGGATAAGGCTGCAATTCCTTTTCAAGAATCAAGAAATGAACTGATTGAAAAGTACTGCGATAAAAAGAAAAATGGTGACATTGTGCCAAAAAAAGGAATGGAGCAAAACCTAGAATCAGAGTTGGGTGAATTACTGGATGGAATCGAAGTTGACGTAGACATTTACAAGATTCCAATTAGCTTGATTGAAAACATAGAAGCATCCGAGCTTGAATTTGAAGCGATTAGCATGATGTTTGAGGAAAGTGAGGTGGAAAAAGCATGACATATGATTACACAGTGAAACAAGATGGACAATTTTATAAACCTGGTCAAGATGTGCCAGATATGGGTACATTAGTGTGTACGTCTGCACAAGGGAATATACGTAGTTATGAGGGACTTGCAAAAGATGTAGGCAAGCTTCCTACGTATGTTGCGACAGGCAGTTCTTTCCTGGCAAGTGATACTGGCGATTATTATAAATTTGAAGAGTCAACGCAGCTTTGGAACAAAATATAAATAGGAGGCAACAATGAAACCAGAGGATGTGCTTGGAATTGTAATCCAAAAGTTAAGAGATGGTGGCGTTACTGATGAGCAGATCAGTAATGCAGTAGAGAAATATTATAATCGGCATCCATTAGAGACTGACAAGACATTAAGCGTTTCTGGTGGAGTTGCGGATGCAAAGGCAGTCGGAGATGAACTTGCTGGAAAAGTATCTGGTATAGGAATTGAATTGTTTTACAACGAAGAAAAGCAATGTTTAGCTGTAAAGGTAGAGGGGTAAGGTGATGATATGGGACTTTGGACTGAATATAAAAAGAAAACAAAAGTAGAGTCATCAGACACCTTCCTTGTCTACGATATGCAGGATGGTGTACGACAAATCACGGGGGACAATGTTAGGATGTCATTCCGTGATTTTCCTGATATCACACTAGAAAAGCCAGATGTACCAGCTGAATCCAAAGCAGTTGGAGATAGACTAACAAAGATTGAATTAAAAAACAGTGAACAAGACACAACGTTAAAAACAAAGGCTGGCGGAAGTGGAATTGAGTTTTTTTACAATGCAGCTAAAGGCTGTTTAGCCGTAAAAGTCACAACTGAGTAAGGAGATTAATTGCATGGCTGAGACAAAAATATTGAATTTGGCAAGTTTCGAAGATGTCGAAACGTTGAAACAAACAACAAAATCGCAGGGCGAGGAAATAAGTCAGGTAAAGCAGGATTTAGATAAGTTGAATGAGGGCGGACTCGTTTTAAAAGATGAAATTATCGAAGAAGATATAAATAATTGGCTGAATGACCATCCAGAAGCAACCACGACAGTTCAAGAAGGTACAATTACATTAAACAAACTGTCAAAAGATACCGTAAAAGACACAATTGATATGTCATACGGGCAAATTGGTACGCCAATGGTATCTTTTGTTACGGATGATGGACAGTTAACAGATTATACCATTTTCTACAAAAAAATATTTAAGCCGCTTGGCGTTCCTGCTTCAACTGCGGTAATTGGAAAAGCTGTTGATGTAAACCCAAACTGGTTGACTACTGAACAATGCAAGAAAATGAAATCTGATGGATGGACAGTTGCAAGCCATACTTATAATGACCTTGTTACAAATGAAAGCGGAGTAACAAAAGGTGATATTGAAACTGATTTTGAATTATCATCTAAGTGGCTATTTGAAAGAGGGTTTGACTATGATATTTATGTTGCCCCACATGGCTCTTGGACACCAGACACGGATGAATGTGCAAGAAAAATATTTAGATGTTGTATTCTCACTGGACACATGTTCAATGATGGGGCATACGATATTACTGGGATAGGGCGAACAGGAATATTTGACAATTATTCGATTTTAAGAAGAAGCGGCATTGGAGATTCAGACAATAAAGGTAATGCAATTACAAAAGAAGGAATGATTGCAGATATTCAATACGCTGTAAAAAATAATTTATGGCTTGTATTTGTAATGCATTCATGGAAAGATGTATTTTCAGAGGGGCAAAACGGTGTTGATGATCTGATTGAGGTTGTGACGTATTGCAAAACAAATAATATACCTATAGTCAATCTTAAAGACGGATTAAGACTAAAAGGTAACACTATTGATGTTGGCGAAAGAATTAACGGTAAAAAATGGTGTAGAGTTGGAGCAAATGGCTCTATTCATTATCAAGAGTCAATGAGCTCTGCAATTACAAATTCAGAAAATAAAAATTATTATGTAAAAGTTGCTGAAATGTATGCAGACGCTGGTACCTTGGACTTTGGCGTTACTTTTGATTTTTATATAACAAATTTTGATAATGGGAATATATTGCCACAGGGGAAAGTAACAGCAATATTCAAATCTGGAGGATTACAGGGCGAGCTGTGTTCAGCGAGAATATTTTATGTGACACATAATGTAATTCCTAACAGCGGTTACATTGAATTTTTTGCAGTAGATAGTAATGTTTTATATGGAAATAAGATTGATATTTATTGCAAGTTTGATCGTAATAATTCAAATGTCATAATAACAAATGTTCATGAAATTCTGAAAGACAGCAAAAAGTCATATGTAAATGTGGAAGTATCAAGCGATTATATATCAGATGTAACACCAACATATACAGCTGTCTTTAAGAATGATACTAGAGTTTTATCCAATGCGAAACCTAGTCAATCACTGTCTATCGGTGAGGTCGCAGTGGATGATGTACTCCAAAAGGCATATATATCATACTCATCTGGCTGGAACAAGTGGATAGAGTTACTGTCAGAAAAAAATATACAATCAAATATTTACAATACAATCAACATGGAATTTGATGACAGTGGTACAGATGGGATAACTTTTAGTGTGAATAATTGTAGGTATTTAAAAATTGGTCAACTCGTGATTTTAAGTTGCCAGATAATCGGAACACTTGATAGGTCAGTTGTAAAAGGAAATATGAAAATTACCGGGGTACCATTTAAACCTATGATGAACACGCCTGTGCTATGTGGTGGTTGGTCGTTTCCGTCTACACAACCAAAATCAATGTATGTAGGTGCTGACGGAATAATTGTAACAAATGCAAGTCCAGATGCAACATTGGCTCAAACATCGTTTAACATTATATTTGAGACATGTTATTTTACAAAGGCTTAATTAACTAAATTGGGCTATGATGACTGTGTAACATAAATATTACATAGGCAAAAGGCAAGTGATAAATCGGTAAAGATGGGTATAAAAAAGGAGAGCTGTTTTCCTTCCTGGCAGTCGGAACAGCTCTCACACACCTGTCATTGCTGACAAAAATCATTATACTTTATGTCTCCCATTTTTTCAAGTACGGAGGACAAAAAAGTGAAAGAAATTTTTACAAGTGAGTTAATGGCAAAACTTAGCGTGATTATCCCATCAGATCTCCTAAAAGACGTGCAAACAATCATTGAGCTGCATATTGATGACTACGAGATAACAAAAAGGAATACAGAAGTGGTTCTGTATGAGGATTTTACGCCAAGCTGGTATCAGGCATACATAGTAAGCCAAAAAATCGAAGGTATGAGCGATGGCAGCCTTAGACAGTATATGATGTACCTAAAGAATTTTTTTGAGTGGCTACAGGACATACAAAAACCGATAGAGAAGATAACACCAAATGATTTAAGAGTATATCTGTATACACTTCAGAAAACGCGGAAAATAAGTAATCGTACACTTGATGGACGCAGAACCGTTTTAAACACATTTCTTGAATGGGGAACGAATGAAGGATACTTAAGCAAAAACCCATGCAGAGCAATAAGCGTAATCAATTACGAAAAAAAAGATCCTATTCCGCTAACGGCTATAGAAATGGAACAAATTCGAAAGGCTTGTAGAACCATTCGAGAAAAGGCAATTGTTGAATTTTTTTATAGTACTGGCTGTAGAGTTACTGAACTGATCCGAATGGACAAAAAAGATGTAGATTTTGAACGGTGTGAAGTATATCTTTTTGGAAAAGGGAATAAACATCGAACAAGTTATCTAAGTGCAAGAGCTAAACTTATGCTAATTGACTATCTAAAAAGTCGTAAAGGCGATTCAGAAGCACTTTTTGCTGGAGAAAGAGCACCGTATGAGAGACTTAAAAAGCCGGCAGTAGAAAAGATTATCAAACAGATTGGAAAAAGATCAGAAGTTAACCGAAGAGTTTATCCTCACTTGATCCGTCATACTACTGCAACAGATTGCTTGGAGCGAGGAATGGACATCACGGAAGTTCAGCAACTTTTGGGGCATGCTGATATATCTACAACGATGATTTACGCAAAGCGAAATAGCCAAACTGTAAAATTCAAGCATCAGAAATACATGAACTAAAGAATTTTTAATACCGTGGGCAAAATGCCTGCGGTATTTTTATATACGAAAAAATCCTTGGAGGAGGGGAACGCTATGTATCAGGTATCAGAAGCATTAGATAAAGTTATATCAGGCAGCGGAAGAACGTTCTACGCAAGGCTAAACGGAATATCAGATGGAATCCAAGAGATAGTGCAAACAAATTTTTCAACCCCTGATAGCTATTTTTATGTGGGTGGAGCTACAGCTTCCAAAATAGAAGTATCTATGTTTACAAAGTCGCAAGATTTTGTAAAAGGTACGGAAGTAAGACTTGAAATCGGAGCAACAGCTGATGGCACTATAGAATGGATACCAATGGGGTATTTTACAATAAAAGAGCAAAAAAAAGACCGAAATCTGCTTACTTTTACAGCATATGATAGGCTAGAGTCAAAGTTAGCTAAAGCGTATAAAAGCAAAATCACAAGCTATCCAGTAGAAAGTAAAGAATTTTTAACTGATATAAGCGAACAGACAGGTGTTGAGTTTGACACAAGCAAATTATCTGATAGTTTGATGATTGACAAAATATTGACGGTTAACGACCAGTCGGGAGAGAAAATATACAAAGAGCCGTTTGACGGTTTTACGATGCAGCAGGTGGTTGGATACATCGCACAACTCCATGGTACATTTGCTATATGCGATAGAAACGGGAAAGTAACGTTTAGATGGTATGGAGCGTTAGCAACTGACCACCCAGGAAAGATAGGCGATACAGCAGGTAGCTATTTAGAAGACCAAAACTTATCATTTATCTATAATACAATCGAATTTTTAAAAGAATCACACACATATCTAATTAAGACCAATAGATATTTTGATGATCTGCTACAATCAGAAACGATGTGCCAAATTTCAGGCATCAGCTGTGATACAGAGAGCAATCATTATGAATCAGGAACAAATATAAATACAAATTTAAGCAATCCAGTAATGACACAGGAATGGCTCGATAAAATCCTTGAAAAAATAAAGGATACGAGGTATTATCCAGTGTCATTTTCGTTTATGGGAGATCCGAGACTTGACGTAGGTGATGTCGTTACAATAGTTGATGCTAAAAATAATCTTATAGATGTTCCAGTGATGCAGCACACCATTACATTTGATGGTGGCTTACTGTCGGAAGTGGCATCCTATGGATTTGAAGAAAAAGAGGTGAAAAGTCCATCTGAAATAGCGTTGCAACGAGTTAAAGATGATATTCTTAGCCTTCAAGAAATTACGGCAAAGAAAGCCACATTCAACCAATTAAATGCTGTAGATGCAAAGATCACGAACTTGCAGGCAAGCACAATCACGGTAAATGATGCAAATATATTATTTGCCAGACTTGATAAAGCAAATATTCAGCAGGGTTGGATAACAAGTGTAATGATTGGTGATGCGCAAATTACCAATGCAAAAATTCAGGATATGTCTGCTGATAAAATAACAGCAGGCGTTATAGATGCCTCAGAGGTCTCTATCATCAATTTAGATGCTGCCAATATCACCACAGGCACTATTACTGGACTAGATGCATTTTTTAATAAAACCTTTAAGGTAATTAGTCCAACGTCAGATACAGAGGAATTTATAATTAGTGCAACGCCAGAAAGTGTTATGATCGGTACGAGAATGAAATCTGGTGAACTATATCTGCGAAAAGCAATGATAAGCATTGGTGATGAAGATATGGCTATAATAACAAAAGGCTATTTACGTTTAACTGGTTCACAACACCTAAGCCTTACATCAGCGAATGATATAGTGTTATTCCCTGGCGTGTCAAATGATGATAAAAATGTATACATTAACGATGGCTCGACCAACAACGCAATATTGCATGTTGGAAACTTTAAAAATTTAATAACAACAGTTGAAAATTCCCAAAACTCAAAAAAATTGAGTGGAATGGAAATAGTTGATGCCTCAAAGAATATTTCAAACGCAATTCCATGGATTGATCAAACTGGTGTGATGGAGATTGGAAAATATTTGGATTTTCACGAGTGGAACGCAGATAATACTGATTTTAGCGCTAGGTTGGAAGTTTTTGAAAAATCGTTAAGAATAACCGCAGGGATAACTACTGCGTTAGACCTTAATGGAGTTGGGAGTGCATCATATATAAAATTTAGTGGAAGTGGAACAACGCTAGGATGGATTGGCTTAAACAAGAAAGATGGATCGCTGATGCTGTACGACAGCGGCGAAAAAGAATATCGCATATTAGACGAGACATCTATATCGTTTGGAACAGCAGAGCCAACTGGTAATGGAAGAAAAGGCGATATCTATGTTCAGACATCTGATAGTGGAAATGGATGGAAAAAAGCTGTTGCAATTTATTATTATTCCAACTGAAATGATAGGGAACACCCTATCATTTCAAATTATTAAGATAAGAATCTTTTCTCTCGCAAACAGATTGCTTTGCTTGCTGTATTGATTCTTCTAAATGTTTCAAATCAGGCTCTATAAAAGCGTCTTTAACTTCACCGCGTGCCTGCCGAATCAGAAAATTGTCGAGATATGCTTGAGCTGACGTTATACGGTCAGCAAGCGGCAATTTGTTTAATGCCGTAAGCATATCAAGCTGTGCGTGCCAATCAGAACCAGTATCACAAAAGACATTGTAATACAGACGTTTCAGATACTCAGCGTCTTCATGTTTTAAGTATTCCTGCAGAGCAGACAGTGCCTCACTATCTTTTTTAAGGTGATAAATACGTTCATACTTATTAGGGTCATAGATAGCCATAAGACATTTTTCCGTATCGACACCACATCTATCAAACCACTCTAGCAACGCCGGGAAGTCTGGCGCACCAAGACCATTCTCCCAATTTTTAATCGTCCCTACACTCTTTCCGAGTGCTTTTGCCAAATCCATTTGTGACAATCCTGCGCTTTTGCGCACATAAATAATGACTTTTACAAGCCGTTCAGTATCAGCTACTCGATTTCTCATGTCAAAAACCACCCTTCATATTCGTTCAAAATGTCATTTTTACAATAAATTGTACTTTAGCAAAAACAAAAAGTATAATTTATTGGCTACATCAAACAAAAGGTAAAGTCAAAGTTTTCTGGCACTTAAAAGTTTGGAAAATAGCCAAAAAACTTTGACTGAAAAAAATGTGAACAAAGTCAATACAATTGTAGTCACCAGTGCTATTATCTATACCATAGCAGAAAAAAGAAAGGAGGCTACTAATGATGACAGTTTACAACTGCAAAGTAACAGAGTCAATGGTTAATTTTGCCATTATTCATGGCAAATTATTAGACAATTTTACAACATTAGACTGCTTGGAGAGTGATTTTTGTTCAAACACCATCGAGACAAGCCGCCTGAGTGGAGTAAAGGATGAAATACCAATCGCTGTTGCAAAGGATAGAATAGGGGCTTTGAAGCGTCGGGATGAAGTGACAGTGATTGGAGAGTGGCGAAGTAAGAATTATTACACCAGTGACGGCAAAAGACATGTACAGCAGTACTTTCTGGTCCGTGAAATCAAAGTAGAAAGTGGGGAACATCGAAACCAAATTACATTGACTGGGTATTTATGCAGCAAACCGATATATCGCACAACACCATTAAAAAAGGAGTTATGTGAGCTTATAGTTGCTGTAAATCGTCCATATGGCAAGAGCGATTATTTACATTGTATTGCTTGGAATCAGCTTGCTCGAAAGGCATCAAATTTAAAGGTCGGAGACAAGATTAGGCTGTCTGGAAGAATCCAGAGCAGAACTTATATCAAAAGAGAACATGAAACAGAAATGGTTAAAGTTGCATACGAAATTTCTGTGGATGCATTTGCAAAGGAGAGGTGATTATATGTGTGATGTGGTTAGACGTTTTTTAGATAGTATTGCAGAGCTAAAAGGCAACGAATATGTAAAAAGAGCGATTACATATATGTCCACGTTCATTCCAGAAGGAAAACGTAACGAAATGGAATTGCTTGATTTTTTGTATCAGTTAACAGATAGGGATGACGTAAAGGAATATCGCTGTGAGCTGATTGCACAGGCAATGACAAGAGAATAGAGGAAAGAGAGGGCAATGAATGGCAGAAAGCAGAACTGAAAAGGATATTGATGCAGATGTTGAGAATGCAATGAAACGGTATTACATGAAGAAGATAAAAGAAAAGTTAAAAACAGAAGACAGGCTTTCAAAACTGAAGATCGTTTATTACATCTTAGTTAGAGAATAAAGGAATGGGAACCCGTGATTAGGTTCCCATTTTTCTTATTTTTCTGCGTTTTTAATTTTTACATTATGCAGCGCATCTTTAGATTGCTCTAAAAGTTTAGAACCATTTTTCCAGGCATAAGATATCTCGATAGACTCGTCCCAACCGCTAAATGAAGAATCAAACGTATCAGCTATTTCATCATGAACGGAAATAATATAATTATCATTTTCCCAAATCAAATATTGCATATCCGTGTTGTTTGAACTCTTTTCGATTGTATAATTTTGTGAAGGCTCCCCACATACTTTTCTGAACTTTTCTGCAAATTCTGCAAGTGTTCCTAACGAACCTTCAACTCTATAATTAACTCCATAAAGAAGCGCTTCATTATCATCATAATCAATGTATCCATCTTCCGTAGTCTTGAATGCAAAATACATTACAAGATCAATTAAATTGTGATCTTCAAACTCAAAACTATAATTAGACTTATAAGATGAAAACTTGCTTGACCAAACGCGTAAAGTTACTTGATCAGAAGAATTGCTCGAAGCCTTGTTAAATCCGCTGATGAGACTATTGGGTTCTATTTCTTCGTGTGTTACTCCTCCTAGCTCTAAATCAGGAAGCATCTGCTTTACAGACGCAAAATCAGTTCCCCAAGGAATGTTATCGAATAATATCTCCCAGCTTTGAGAATCATCGCTTTCGCCTGACGTGGCTTTACTTTCTGCTAACATAGTACAGTCCCGTGAATTATCCTTTGCAGCTGAGTCACCAGAACACGCTGACAGCATAAATGTTTGCAAAGCGATACACCCACATAAAGTTGTAAATATAATCTGTTTCTTCATATTTCAATCTCCTTTAATGATTTGGATTAAGATTATATAAACAGTATAGACAACAGCAGAAAAAATATCAACAAGAAGATACATATTTTGTAATAAAACAAGCAATGGGCATCCATTTCTGGATGCCCACCATTTGGCTTACTCAGGATTACTTTTCACTTTTGGTGTCTGGTGGAAAGATGATATCTTTTCCTGCAAGAAGAGTATCAAGCACTTGTTCCAATTTCTCCCAGTCTGAATCCTTCATTTGCGCAAGATAAAGGATTAAACGCTTTTTGAAATTTTCGTCACCTGCTATTGCAAGCGTGCCAAGAAATGATTCAATCTCTTCTGATGGTGTAAGACCCTTGAACATATCACCTTCTCCAGTGCGGAGCCATTGTTCGCTTACGCTAAATCTGTTGCAAATCATAAAAATCGTTCTGTCAGCCGGAGTATTGATACCACGCTCTAGTAGACTAACTGAACCTTTCTTTATTCCAATAGCTTCTCCAAATTTCTCTAAGGTGTAGCCTTGACTTTTTCGCACCATTGCTATTCTTTCACCTATTGTAGTTTCCATCTTATCACCTCCTTCCATTATTATTATAGCAAGTTTTGTTTGTTAAGTCAACAAAAAAGTTTGTCAAACAATCGAAAAACTATTGACAAAGTATTCCTAATAAACTATACTGTAAGTGTAACAAACAAACGGACATTGAAAATTTAACAGAAAGGAGCCGGAACATGGAACTCTTGAGAATTAACTACGAGTCAGAGCAGCCTACTGTGTCGGCAAGAGAACTGCATGAAGGACTAGAGATTAAAAGCAATTATACAACGTGGTTTAATCGCATGTGTGAATATGGTTTTGAAGTTAACATAGATTTCAAAACTCGCTTTCCAAAAATGGAAAGCGAGAGTCACGGCGGACAGAATATGATTGATCATGAAATCTCCATCGACATGGCAAAGCAGATCTGCATGATTCAGCGTACCGACAAGGGCAAGCAGTACCGCCAGTACTTCATTGATCTCGAAAAGGCATGGAATACACCGGAACAGGTGATGGCACGAGCCTTAAAGATTGCCAATAACGAGATTGATAAGCTCAAGGCAGATAATAAAGTACTAATTGCAGACACAGAGCGCATGAAGCCGAAAGAAATCTTTGCAGATGCAGTGGAGTCTAGCAGGACCTCAATCCTAATTGGAGACATGGCAAAACTGATTTGTCAGAATGGCCATGAGATCGGGCAAAACAGACTCTTTGAGTGGATGCGCCAAAATGACTATCTGATTAAAAGTGGCGGCAGTAAAAATATGCCGACACAGAAGGCGATGGAACAGAAACTCTTTGAAGTTAAGGAGCGTACCGTTGTGAATCCGGACGGAAGTGTCAGAATCACAAGAACAACGCTTGTAACTGGAAAAGGACAAATCCATTTTATCAACAAGTTCGCCAAGATGAAGGCAGAAATGATAGCAGAAGTTACATAAGAAAGAAAGGAACAAACAATGCTTGACATTAACAAGTTTGTAGTACTTAAAGATTGCATGTACTACGAGGGAATGCATAAGTATTACATATTCCAGTTTGATAGTGCATACACACTACTTGCTGACACAAACAGAGCAATCTTGTACAGAGCAGAAAGCTTTGCTGACATGATTAGCTACGTTGAAAGAATGGAAACATGTAGAAAGGAGGTGCAGGCGTGATGACAGATAAAAAGGAAAAGCCTAAGACATACCGTTTTTTGACAGAGCAGAAAAAACGCACTTTGAAGAAGTTGAGCGAAGTGACAAATAGCTGCTCCAGTATCCAGAATAACTATTTGCTTGGCTGGATCGAAAACACGGTCACAACATCGTAAACAAAATATAAATTAAGAGAGGTGATAAAAGATGTTCTGGATGACTAAAAAGATGCCAGATAAGACCGCAGGCTATCTGCTGTGTACAATCAGATGGGGCGAGACTAGACTTACCCATGAGTATTATTGGGGACCAGACCCAAAGAACAGATTTAGATGGTGGGTTTCGAAAGAGGCTTGCCAGGCAAATTTGCCGGACGGTGGATTTGAAGATTCTGGCTATGAAATCGTGGCTTGGGCTAGAATGCCTGAGCCATACAGAAAGGAAATGTATGAATCTAAGAGAAATAATATTGCCGCGTTTGAGCGGAGAAATGAGCAAAGACACGGAGCTGCTGAAAGAAACAGCAAAGCAGGGCGACATTGTTGTGCTGAATGTAAAAATGCCAGATGGAACACCAACAACAGTAAGCGCGGCGATTAAAGCAAAGTACCCACACGTGGTACATATGCAGTATCAAACCGCAAACGGATATACCGTAAACACATCGTTTGCTTGGAAGAAGCTGTTAATGATAATGCTCAATCCAAACAACATTGAAGACAACGAAGAAGGAGAGTGATCAACAATTTTTATTTACCATGGGGAAAGCAAAAAACAATTGCTTGAAACAGCAACACGGCTGCTTCCATGTTTAACAGAAGAACAGCTTGCCTACATTATTGGAATGGAGCAGGCAGAGGAATATAAAGAAAAGGAAGGAGCAAAAGAAAATGATAAATCTGTACTTTGATGCGGAATTTACAGGATTGCATAAAGACACAACCCTAATAAGTATTGGAATTGTATCTGCAAGCGGTGAATCCTTTTACGCAGAACTTAATGATTTTGCAGATTATCAGATCTCACCTTGGATTGAGGAAAACGTATTGTCAAATACAGTGGTAAAGGGCGAGAACAAGGAGCTTGCAGAGCTGCTAGACAAGGAAAACACCGTATTTGTGGTTGGCAGCAAATATGAGGTACGAGAATCACTTCTTGAATGGCTTAAGCATTTTGAGAGTGATATCCAATTTGCGTCAGATGTATCTCATTACGATTTTGTTTTACTGGTTGATCTTCTGGCAAGTTCCGCATTAGAGCTTCCTAATTACATATCAGCAAGTTGTCACGACATCAATCAGGATATTGCAAGAGTGCTAAGAATTTCTGAAAAGGAAGCGTTTGATTTATCACGCGAACAACTCTTAACAAAGCTGGGAAAGCCACTTCCCAAAGGGGTAAAACACAATGCGTTGTATGATGCCAAGATCATTCAAGCGATTTATCGCCAGCTCCAATAAGCCTATGAAGCTAACAGAGGAGCAGCGGTTAGAGCTGATTGGACATATCTGTAGAAGAGTGGATGCAATAGCGCCAAGGTCTGGAAGGACGGCAGCAGAAATTAAAAGAGCTAGGCAGAAAGCCATGAAAGGGTTGATCCAGAGCTTTTCAGACGAATTTGGTGTGAGAGCAGAACGCTTATGGAAACAAAATGAAACATTGAAATTTAGAGGATGCAGCTTGTATGACTTACACGAGTTTATAGATTGCTACAATCCACCAGAGAAGAAAAGAAAGGAGAGAGCAAATGGTTGTAGTGAACAGCGGAGAAAGTTACCTCGGCGCAGAAATCCGCGAATGGTGCAGCCGCTGCAAGGAGCAGGATGCGGTAATGGTAAATACAAAGTATTACAGCGGTTTCAGAGAACCGAATGATGGAGCGTTCTACTTTGTTGAGAAAGATGGAGAAAACATTTCAAAATATAGAGTTGTGCGCGATTTAGTCAAGTCACCACGACTATAAGAAAGGAGACAGATGAGTAAAGAACTTGAAGCTGCAAGAGCATTGGTAAAAATGCTTGAAGAAAGAGAGCAGAGTAACAAGGTTGAATTGGCTAGCTTAATGCCTGGAGAGACATTTCTTGTCGGAGAAAGGGAATGCATTGTTCTTGAACAATGCGAAGGAATAACCAAAGTTATCACAAAGGGCTATCTAGCGAAAGTGAGAAGATTTGCATATGACACAGCAGATTACAAGGCATCCGAGTTAAAAAATTATATTGAGGGTGAAATCCAACCGGCTATTGAATCCGAAATCGGAGCCGAGAATCTTGTAGAACATTGCGTAAATCTAATAACTGTAAACGGTCAGGATGACTACGGAATGCTTACCTGTAAAGTAAGACCGCTGACCTTTGGTGAGGTTAGAGCGTATATCAATTTGCTTGTTAACAAAAAGTTGAGTAGACAGTGGTGGACTTGTACGGCATGGAGCGGTCTGCATTGTGACTACAATAATTCTATAGCAGTTGTTCGCCCATCTGGTTATGTCAACAGCAGCTACTGCTGTGAAGGCAATAATGTTCGCCCGGCTTTTATCCTAAAATCCAACATCTTTGTATCGAAAGGAAAATAAATGGCTGAATTGACATTAGAAGAACTGCAACAACAGTTCAATGATCTAAAGAAAAGAGTAAATATCTTAGAAGGCAATTCAAAAAGAAAAATTGATGTTGAGCCTAAAGCAGGTAATCAGTTCGAACTTGCAGGGCTAAAATGGAAAATCCTTGATGTTCTTGATTCGGGTTGCATGTGCCTTGCAGAAAAATCAGAGTTGATGAGATTTGATCCAGACATAAATGACTGGAGAATCAGTGAACTACGTCAGCATCTGAATAGTGATCTCCTTGAAAAAATAGAAGATGAAATTGGAGAGGAGAATGTTATTGGATTTGAGAGGGATTTACTGTCTGTTGATGGACAGAATCAATACAGAGCATGTAAAGACAAGGTTTCGCTGCTTACTCTTGACGAATACAGAAAATACAGAAGCCTGATCCCAAACGAAGGGTATTGCTGGTGGTTACTTACTCCATGGAGTACGCCGTGCAACGAATATTATATGTGGACTGCCGTTGTTCTTTCGTCTGGCTACGTCGACATCTATGGTTGCTACGGCAGCTGCAGTGTCCGCCCGGTTTGTATCTTTTCCTCATCAATCTTCGCAGAAGAAATTAAGCAGTAAAAAATTATTAAAAGGAGAAAGCTAATGAGTAATTATGTAAAAGCCCGATACGAGGGCAGTAAAAGAAGCTATTGTTTTGCAGCAGAGGAAGATTTAAAGCCAGGAGACGAAGCAGTAACTCCAAACGGCACAAAAGTCACAGTAGTAGACGAGCCAGTAGACCTTTCATGGATAGAAGCCTATGGAAGAAGCAATATCAAGACACTTAAAAGAGTGCCAGAAAACAATAAAATTGAACAAGGAGAATAATTATGAGTGAGAGATTTGAGATGTGTGCTGGAGAACGTATAGGAATGATTGTTATTAAAGACAATCAAACTAAAGAAACAGGATTGGGATTTTTCAAAAGTAGAGATGATCTTAGTTTTTTGGAAGCGCTCAGAGACGCTGCGCAGGAATTACTAGATGTATTAAAAGCTGACAAGAATAATGACGCAGACAGTGCAGAGGACACAGAGCCGGAGCAGGAAGAGAAAAAACAGCCAGTTCCTTACAATGGCACAGTCGAAGTTGTAAAAGGTGATGACAAGCTTTTCCCGACAGGGTTGAAGTTTAAAGTGGTACAAGGCAAAATATCATATTTTTCAGGTGATTTAGCAAAAGACACTATCGCACTCGTGATGTTTAGCAGTTTTACACTTAAATCATTTAAGGAATTGAGTGAGTTATTAAACAAGATAGATATCAAGGTCAAGGAAGTCAAGGAGGGCGAGGAATAATGGCAGATACAGCAATTGTAGAGAGTGGAAAGCAGGCTGTGCAGCAGCCAACAAAGAGAGTAACCGATTATAGTCTTGGAATTTTCGGAACAAGCGATAACTTCATTATGGCTATGCAGATGGCAAAGGCACTGGCAAGCTCAACCATTGTCCCACAGACATTTCAAAAGAATGAAGCAAATTGTCTAATCGCCATTGAGCAGGCTCAGCGATTACGAGTAAGTCCAATGATGGTTATGCAGAATTTACACGTAATTCAGGGTAGACCGTCTTGGAGTTCAAAGTTCTTAATTGCTGCGATTAACAATTCTGGAAAATTCGATATGGAATTGCAATTTGAAGAGACACAGGATAAGGATGGAAAACCGTTTTCTTGTACGGCATGGACAACAAAAAACGGAAGAAAAGTCAATGGAATGACCGTTGACATGGATATAGCAAAAGAAGAAGGCTGGTTGAGCAAAAATGGCAGCAAGTGGAAAACAATGCCACAGCTAATGCTGAGATACAGAGCAGCTTCGTTCTTCTCTAGCCTTAACTGTCCAGAATTGACCATGGGTCTGTACACAAGAGAAGAAATGCAGGATGACGATTTTAAGGAATATCCAATAGAGAATATGCAGGAGCAGGTACAGCAGGAAATTGCAGAAAACGCAAATTCACAGGTATTTGAAGAACCAAATGAGCAGAATAAGGAAGCGAACAAAGATGCTTTGCCGCCTTTTATGTCTGCCTGATCGGGAGATAGCCTATGGATGAAATTAAATGGAGAATAGAAGGGATTTTCAAAGCCAATGCCGCAAAGTGTCTGGATGAAATCGGAAGAGATGCAGAGATAACGCCAGAACAAGTACTTGAGAAAGCAAGAGACGAACAGTCAGAGCTTCATAAGTGCTTTGAATGGAACGATAGCGTAGCGGCGGAGAAATATCGCTTGCAGCAGGCAAGACAGCTTATTCAGTTCTTGGTGGTTGTACCAAAGCAGGACAACAAACCACCTATTAGACACTTCCAGATCACAAGTCAGAGGAATGTGTATATGCCGACAACGCATTTTGCAACGCAACCTGACGAGTATCGGAAGTTGCTGCAGAGGGCTTACGCAGAGCTAAGAAGTTTTCAAAATCGGTATAAGTCACTTTCTGAGTTAGAGAGCGTATTTGAAGAAATCGACAAGATAGCCGTCTAAACAGTTTCAATGCTTAATTCGAGTGTTCTATGGATGGTGTAACGGTATGCACCATCTGAGAAAAGAATGGCTCATATGTCAAAAACATAACAGCGCAGGACAGAACATAACACGACACAACAGCACAAAATATTGCATCATTCATAGAGCATTCAAGTTAAGCAAATTTTATGAGCTAGCACGAGGTGGTAAGTAAACCTCAGCAATATAGGGCAGCAAGCTATAGAACAATTAAACGAAGCAACCATAGCTAGATTATGTCAATAACGTAAAAAAATAATAATTGGTGTCCTATCGCCACAACGGGGAAGAAAGAGGTTTAATATGAGAATTTTATGGGTAAGCAGACACACAATGACACAGGCACAGGAGGCAGACCTTCGCCGCATTTATGGTGAGGTTGAGGTAAAGCAGTTTGCGGACAGCGTTACATCTGCAAAACAGGTAGTAGAATTAGGCAGTGATTGTGACGTTCTCGCCGTAGTCCTTCCACCAGCATTTCTTGCGGATCTGACCAATCCGAGAGTAAATCAGAAGCCAGTAATTCGTGCCATTGCCAACAGAGTAGCAACTGGACGCACAGTAACTAATCCGGCAACTGGTACCGAGGAACCAGAAATAAAATTTGAGCACGCTGGCTGGGAGCGTGTAATGAAGGTTGAGATCGTAACTGAAAAGTTATGATTTTCAGCCAGCAAGGCAAAACAAATTTTACGTTGACTCAACGGCTATACGGGCTGATTGGGAAGATATAGAAAAAGGCAGAACATAACACAAAAACAAAAGGTATCCATTCTGTATGTGGCATAAGTCACAAAGCATAGAATAGCACATAATAGCAGATCACAGCACCTAACATAACAGTACAGCGTATAACACAACACAACAAAGCGCCGCAAATTTCTTATGTCGCATACCGAGTGGATACCAACAAAACAAACTGGTAGCATTTGCAGGCAGCATGAGTTGCCTAGTACAGAACATTACAATACAGCACAAAACAGGACAAAACAGTATAGCACAAAACATTCATGTTGTCTACAAGTGTTACCAGAACACTTAGAACTTTCGTTTGAGACGCGGCATAAGCCGCATATGAAAGTGCATAACACTACAGCACACTACATAATAAGACACTACATCATATTATACATAAAGTTTGTGCCACATCTCGAGCGAAAGCTTAGACCAAAACAAAAAGGAGAAAACAAATTATGACAAAGAAGGAAGAAACACAGGTTATCGAACTGAAACCGTTAAGCATCAAGCAGGCAAGAATTACTATTGCAGGTGATGGAGATTTGGTACTCAATAAAATGAATGATTGCAGTGCCAGAAAACTGACTGATGAGAGAAAGAATAAGGCTAAGGACACAGCGGCTACAAATGTATGGGAAGAAGTGATCACCGCCATGCACTGGTATGGTGGAAAGCCTACAGACTTCACAGAGGAAGGTTTGAGAGAAGCACTGGCCAACAATGCACCGTGCATTACGGCATTTGGCTTGAAAAAGTCATTTGGACAGGCTGTTGTACAGAATAAGATTGACACTTACGCAACAAAATTCAATGCTGCTGTAAATGTCATTGCGAAGGGCAATCTAGTTCCAATCAAGTTTGCAGAGCATTTTATTGACGAAAAGCTTATGTCACCAAAGAAGGGCGCTCCAGTGCTTGTACGACTGAATAGATTCAGCGGATGGAGTGCAACATTTACTATTCAGTATACAGAGAATGCGTATTCCTTGGAACAGATTTTAAACATCATTCGTCTTGCAGGTTTTGGAAACGGAATCGGAAGCGGAAGAACAAGCGGATATGGTCGTTACCACATTGAAAGCGTGGAAGGGTGAACGTAAGAGAGGAGTTTTTCAGATGATTCTAACATGCTTAGCCAGCGGCAGTTCTGGCAATTGCTATGTTTTAAAGGATAGCAAAGGTAAGATGCTTCTTCTTGATGCAGGAATCCCAATCATAAAGATCAAAAAGGGATGCAGTTGGAAGGTATCTGATATTGTTGGATGCGTTGTCACACACAAGCACAGAGATCATTCGGAAGCAGTAAGTGATTTGGAAGAAATGGGAATCCCAGTCTACAAACCTTATGAAGATAACTCCTATATCGGCGGATATGATGAATTTAGAATTGTATCAGTTCCGATGAATGATGTGCATGGACACTTCAAGCATACCGATGCAGACGGTACAGAGTGTCCGTGCTATGGATTCATCATCGAGCATCCAGAGATGGAGCGAATGCTCTACATTACCGATACAGAGTTCGTAAGGTGGCGATTTAAGGATATTAACCATATCCTGGTGTCTTGCAATTACCAAAAGAAGTACATTTCAGAGGACGTCACTGGTAAACGATTGCATGTCATTAAGGGGCATATGGAGCTAGAAACGTGTGCAGGCTTCATAGAAGCTAACACAACAAACGCACTCCAGAACGTCATTATTTGCCATTTAAGCGCAAATAATGCAGTACCAGAGGAAATGGTCGCAAAAATAAAAAAAGTCGCAGGAATGGCAAATGTGGACGTTGCAGAAGCAGGTAAGACCTGGCAATTGTTTAATTACGAAACATGTCCGTTCCTGTAAGAAAGGAAAAGCAAATGAGCAATAAAGAAACCTTGAAGATATTAAAGAAGAAACTTGATACTTGCACCAGAGCAACTGAGCAAGCCTTGAAGAAAAAAGACTACAAGGCAGTTGAAAAATCAATGAGAACCGCGTTTGTATTCATGAAGGCACATAGCGCTCTTAAAAAGCAGATTCCACAAAAACTGGTTATTCTAGCAGACAAGAACGCATGTAGCTGCTCTGTATGTGGAAACATCATAAATGATTGCCTTGCTTCCTATTGTTCAAAATGTGGACAGAAGATTGATTGGGAGGATTGTTAAATGTCTATTGCAAAAAGTGATGAAATCAAAAACCTTTTGGTTAGCAATAGTGAATTGATGGTTGCGGTAGCATATCCACATACCTATTGTCGTGTAGTACCCCTACAGACGGCATGTGAAATAGTCAACAACATTCTCGAAAACAGAGACATGCATAAAACAATTGCAGAAGAACCAGTCATCTGTGCATCAAACGAAAATGTATACGAATGGTATTGCCCGACATGCGGCACACGGTATGAATCAGAAGCAGGAGTTTGCGTACACTGTCCGTACTGCGGACAGAAGATAGATTGGAGCGATTATGATTCTGAATGAAATTTTGAAGCTTATGGAATGCTTTCCTGGCAGCAGTATTAGCAGCAAGGGATACTTGCTTTTAAACAAGCAGCGTTCTGGTTTTTCCATAGCTGACATTGAGAGCGAAGAAGATCTTAAATGTAAGTTGCTTGAATACGTGTCAAGGGATGCTTGCAAAACAATGGTTTATCAGCAACACGTAAGGAACGTAAGATTCTGGAATAGAACTCGAAAGAGTATAAATCAGTATCTGCAGACGAATTTTTCTGACGATGACATGCTTGATATATACCAGTACTTAGGCAATGGTATCAGGCACAAGCTCACTAAAGAGTTTGTAGAAGGCGGATATGATCTAAAACTGATAAAGGAGGATTTGAATGGATGAGATTAAGATCGGAACTCCTGTCTATCACGTAGAGGAATACCGATTAAGCAACTATGAATTGAAACAAAAGGGATTCGAAGGGTTCGACAACTACGGACTTGAAGTTGTTGAATCGGTTGTCATAGCCGTGACAGACACACATTTTGATACGACAACCAAAAAACGTGACATCGGAAGCAATACGAATAATATACATCATTGGGAGAGATTAGCGCTTGGAAGGGCAGTATTTCTAAGCAAAGAAGAAGCTGCGGAAGAAGCTGATAACCGTGCACATAATATCCAGTTAGGATATCACTGCTCAAAATTTAGCCAGCGACCAATGTATAAGAATTGGCTACACTGGCAAGATACAGCTAAGGCAAAGGCACCTAAAAAACAAACAGGTCATAGATCAAACTTTGTCGCGAAAAAAACTACACTTCCAGAGGAGCTTTACATTGCCTGGAGGGATGGAAAGTTAACCGGACCAGAAGGTGCAAAGAAGATAGGTGTTTGCGTCACGACTTTTGAAAGGTACGCGAGAGAAGAACTTGCGAAGAGAGGTGATAGGCATACCGTCAAGACTGGTAATAAAGTGCCACCAAAGCCTTTGCCGCCAATGTTTGATGAATGTTTCGAACAGTGGAAGCTCGGATTGCTCTCAGGCGAAAAGGCAGCTAGACAATGTGGGATATCACATACAACATTCCGTAAATATGCAAATATCCGTTTGAAAGAGATTGGAGAGCAGAGGAAGGGAATCCAGAGAGGAGTGATTCTTCCACCAAACTTTACAGACGTATATCTGGAATGGGAACAAGGAGATATTGGATACAACGAAGCTGCAAAGAAATGTGGTCTTGAATATTACACATTCAGATACTATGCAGAGAAAAGATACAATGAAAGGATGGACGCAGGAGTGTTCCAGTATTAAAAGAAAGAAGGATTTTAAAGTGAAGAAAAGAAAAAAGATGGTTGAAAAGCCGACTACAACAGCAAAATGTGTAGCCAATGAACTTGTGAACGATTACATCAATAACAACTGTTATTATGATTCGATTAAGCAGTTTAACATGGTAGGCTATACAGCATCAGAACAAGAGGCACTTGTAGAGTTGAGTGAAGAAAGAATAGTTGAAATAGTTGAATGGTTGAAAACATGCGAATTTATGCAAATAAAAGATGATGCATACTATTATATTTTTGATTGTAAGGGATGCAGCCTTGAACAAGTAAGTGAACTTCATCATGCTATCTGGGACATTGCGTGTACTTTATCATACAAAGCAACATGCAGGATTGGAGATATTAAAGTAGCATTTGATGGTGTTACTTCTTTAGGTGTATATACTGGCGGAAAAACGATTATTGCGGGATTTATTAAATCAGAAGTTTTGGGAGCCTTCTTAAAGGAATCAAAAGCTTTCGACCGAGCATTAGGAGGTAACAAATGAACAAAGTAATTTTAATTGGAAGATTAACCAAAGACCCAGAAGTGCGTTATACGCAGGGTCAGGAGACAATGGCGGTAGCCAGATATACACTGGCTGTAGACAGAAACCGTAAGCAGGATAACGGTCAGAATGCAGATTTTATCAACTGCATCAGTTTCAAAAAGAATGCAGAGTTTGCTGAGAAATTTCTACACAAAGGAACAAAGATTGCTGTTACTGGACGCATCCAGACAGGTAGCTACACAAATAAGGATGGACAGAAGGTGTACACAACGGATGTAGTTGTGGATGAGCAGGAGTTCGTGGAAAGCAAAAAGAATACGCAGCCAGCTCCAGAACCAGCACCTGCAGGCGGATATGAAGGATTTATGAACATTCCTGATAATGTGGAAGATGAAGGACTTCCATTTAATTAAAAAGGAAGGAGAGGTTTGAGATGATTATTGTAAGGCAGGATAGAAACGCTTTTTACAACTGGGACAATGTAGTTGACATTTACATTAACGGACTTTCAAAAACAGAAATATTATTAAAACACGTTAAAGGCTCAAACGAGTCGACTGATTACCCAATTGGCAAATATAAGAACGCAGAAAATGCCAAGGCAGCATTCGAGAAACTTATAGAGAACATTTTAAAAGAGATTCCACTTGTTGTTGTGCGAACCGATGAAGAAATTGAGAAAAGCATTCACCAGGAGGACAGAAATAGCAATTGAAAAAATATTTAAAAGAAATAAAAGAAGAAGCTACACTTTGCCAAAAGTACATAGATGAGTGCAATATATTCGCGCCTAAAAGTGAGTATGAAAAGCTTGCCTTGAAGATTGCTTCTAGCTGCGAACAGACTTTATCGGCACTTGCGGATGAAATCAAGAAAGGCGGATGGATTTCCGCTGAGGAAGCAATGCCAGAGGAACACGACAGTATATTTGCAAAGTTCAAAGGGACCGACAAGTGGTGCAATTCGTTTTGGGAAAAAAATTCAAATACCGTTTTAGTAGTACTAGTCAATAATTACGATGAAGATAATTTTGTAGTTGGAACAGGTAAAACCATTAACGGTGAGTGGACGACAGTACCAATGTTGTTTAAAAACAGAATGCATGTTGCTTATTGGATGCCGTTTCCAAAATTTGAACCGAAGGAGGTTAAGGATGAATAAGAATGATTTATTAAAAAATTTTAGCGGATTAACGGAGGTATAAAAATGTCAATGGTATCAAGTTTTAGTTCAAAAGATGATAAAGCAGTTGTAGCACGCATCCGTAGTGCCCTTGCAGCTACAATTCTTCACGATTTCCTTGTCAGAACAGCTAGTAAAAAAATGGAAGAAGGAAAATTTTTTGAAGCGGAAGTGGCACTTCACGATGCAAACGAGCTTACAGTAGCCATGGAAGAAGCCTTTGAGGAAAAATCCAATGGATAAAGAAGGATGGTGCAGACCTAAAGTATGGCGCCAGTATATATTTGGCGATCAATGTTGGATAAGCTGCTTACCACAGCAAAAGTGGCAGTTTAAGCGCAAGGAAGGAGGAGAAGTTACCATTTTTAGTGATAAGCGGCATATCAACTTTAAAGTAACAGAAGAAGATTTTAAAGCACATTGGTTAGAAATTGAGGTGAAAGGGAAATATGATAAATTTACCACAGAACGATTATCTTAATGTTGAAAAGAATGGAGTCACATATTCCTGCTGCACGCTTCGCCAGAAGGTGCGCCACACAATCGGACTTGACGATGCCACATGGAGAACGCTTTATAAACGCAATGGAAAGATGCATTTCAAGCCCACCAGAAATTACTTCAATGGTAAAGATGAGGAACTTGAAAAACTTGTTGATGCAGGCTACATGGAAAGCAGAAGATGTGGAGTAGTAAAGGAAAGCACCACATACTACTTTACGAACGAGGGGCTTGATTGGCTAGAAGAGCAGCTGCACATCACAATCAGGAGGCGAAAATAATGGAACGTGGAATTGCAAAAGCTATGAAAAAAATGACATATACCTTTAACAGCTTTTGTGAAATAACCATTTATCCACAGCAGAAGTGGAAGTATTACATTGATGATGTTTGGGTAATCCTGAAAAATCGCAATGTAAGAATAGTGCTTCGTGAGGAGGAATTTGACGAAGATTGGGAAAAACTAGAAACTAAGGTGAGCAAGGAAGGTACAGGCGATGAATAAAAGAAAAAGAAAAAAGCAATTCAAGAAAATTCACGGCATGAATCCAAGGGATTATTTCATGAAAAGCGAAAATGCTCCGAATGCAGTTATATTTTTTGTTAATTCGAGTAAAATGATCAGACGGTTATGCAAAATGGATGGCAAAACCTGGGAAATTTGTAGAGAGTGGTGGGGGCGGTCAAATGAATAAAAGACAGAGAAAGAAGCGGTTTAAGAAGCTTTATGGTATGAATCCAAAGCAGTATCAGCAAGCTATGCAACTGGTATCGTTTGAAGAGCCATTAAAAAGATTTGTAGATTCAGAGACAACTGAATTTACAAATTTAGGGAGTTGCCTTGAAAGAATTAAAGATGGACTGCAAAAATCAGTTTCTGCTTTAGGAAAGTTGAGTTGTGAAGCATTCTGCTTTTGCTTAGAAGAGCTTGGAAGGGAGTTGAAAAAACGAAGGCAAAAATGAAGTTTGAACGAACTAAAAGCATGACCTACTATTATTGCCCGATTTGTATGCTGAACTCCACAAATAAAGCAGAAATAGAAAAACATTTCCGTGAAGGACATCAAGTAAAAGTAAAAAAATACATACATTGCAATATTTGCGGAGAAGGTTGGGATGTACAGGCATTTGGAGAAGAGGGCGCCAGAAAGCGAGCAGAGCAATGCTGCCAAAGCCATATTGATAATGGGAAAGCAGATCAGGAAGCTAGCATAAGCTATTTTTATTCACATGGTCGGTTTGGCTATGTAAAAAGTGTGAAAGGAGGAGAGAGGAAAAATGATTTTTGTATTTGAAAAAGATAAAAGAGAAATTCATTGCTATAGTGAAGTCGATTGTCTATATCTAATTGGAAATAAAGTGCACATTTGCAATGTGGTTGAAGAATACAGTTCGGAAGAAATGGCAAACAAAGCATTTCGCACCATTCGTTTTCGAATTGGTTGGGGATATGAAATTGCCCGTAGTGAAGGATCAGTTGCAGTTCACATGCCTACAGAATATGAGTTGAATAACGAGAAAAAACAGTTTGAAAATCCGCTGTATACAATTGCAGTATACCGCATTCCACGTGATGAGGAATCTTTTCGAAAATATCTAAAAAACCTCTTTGATGATATCCTAACAGAAGTAGATTACATTATACAGGGTGATACCGTAGAGGATTTAGAAAAAGAATTGAAAGATAAGCCTATATGGGATGGGAGTTTTTACACTCTTTTCGAAAATTTACGCTATGAAGACATTGCGAGTGGGGAATTTCATTTTGGAGAAATTAAGAAAGAAATTGAAAGATTTGAAAGGAAAAAGAAAAGAGCATATTGCAAGTGGGAACAAGAGAAAGATGTATTTCATATCAAAACCAATTGCAGTAGCGATGCTATATCTATCGGGACTGATTTGTTGAGCAAAATCAAGTACTGCCCATGCTGTGGCAGAAAGATTAAGTTTATAGGAGAAGATCAATGAAAAATAGTCATGACGACGCAAAACTAAATAGCTTAATGGGAAAAAATGTAAGGGTGACATTTTTTGAAGGTACACAGTCAGTTGGAAAGCTTGAACGCGATTTTGATGGGAAATACAGAGTCGATAACTGGAGGTTTCGTAAGAGCCATATCAAGAAAATAGAGGTTATTGATGAATAAATACAGCAACATTGCAAAGGCAAAAGCCATAGAGCAGGAGAACAAGAAGCGGCTGCTGAAAATCAATCCCCAGCTGAACGATGAAAGCGGAATCTACATTTTGACCAGAAAGGATGAGAACGGCTTCCAGTTTGCGTATATCGGGCAAGCCGTGCACATACTTAGCAGATTGGCGAGTCATATGGCTGGCTATAAACAGCACATAGACCTGAGCCTAAAAAAGCACAAACTGTATTCAGAGGGCAATCCTTATGGATGGAAGGTTGAACACATGAACGTTCCTCTTGATCAGCTTGACGAACAGGAAAAGTATTACATCAGATTTTATGCAGAAAACGGCTATCAGCTTCGGAATGTTAGCCTGGGCGGACAAGGTGAAAACCGTTCAAGTGGAACTATAGGAGACAGAAAGCAGCCTAGAACCTATTCAGAAGGCATACAGCAAGGTAAGAAATCGCTAGCTAAGGAATTATCATCTATTGCTGAGAAACACCTTACAATTGCCGTCAAGCCCGAAAAACAGGGCAACAAAGTTTCAGAGCGTCAGAGAGATAAGTTTATGGAGCTTATCAGTGTTGAGAACTACGAGGAAGGAGATATGATCAATGGATAATTTTGATATTTTTAGAGTAAAAATGCAGAAACATTTTGAAGATGAAATGGAAGGCTGCAAGCAACTATACATCATAAATGTGGACAAGGATGAAATGTGGAATTTATATTTGGACAGTTTTGGACCTGGCACAAACATTTTATTCAGAAAGCGCCGAGAGTATGATTGCAGTTGCTGCAGACATTTTGTCAAGAGCATTGGAGCTGCTGTAACTATTAAGGACGGTATAATTCATACAATTTGGGAATTTGATGCCGGCAGCGAAGAGTTCCAGAAAGTGTGTGATGCTTTAGATTCTTTTGTAAAGGGGAATACGATTTCTGACATTTTTGTTAGTAAATTCAAAAAAGTTGGAACTGACCGCGATTTTGAAGAAATCAATGGAAGATCTCATGAGTGGACACATATGTTTTTAGATTTGCCGGGCAAATGGGTAAACAGGAGCGGCAAATCTAACGAGAGGATTCGTGCCGAATATAGGGACACCAAGAACGTATTCAAACATTCGCTTGATGAAATTAGTATGGAGGCTGTTGACACAGTACTTGAGTTAATCAATTCGAACACGCTGTATAAGGGTGAAGAGTGGAAGATTCAGTTAATTGTGTTCAAGAAATATAAGAGGATATATGAAAAACTGCCTGATTCCCAGAAAGATCTTTTTGCATGGGAAAAGTCAGCAGAAGTGGGTCCGGTAATTGGCAGAATTAGAAATCATTCCATTGGAACCTTGCTTGTCAATATTAGTAAGGGAATGGATCTCGATCAAGCTGTTCGAAAGTATGAAGTAATTGTAGCTCCGGCAAACTACAAGAGAGTCAAAGCAATTTTTACGAAAAAGATGTTAGAAGATGCAAAGAAGACAATCGCGGAATTGGGATATATGGATGCTCTTCAACGTCGCTTTGCCAATCTTGATGATATTACAGTCAATAATATCCTGTTTTCAAACAAAGATGCTGCAAAAAGAATCGTCGGAGCAGATGACATCTTTGGTCAGATGGAGAAGGAGGTAGTGGTAAATCCAAAGAAGTTCTCTAAAGTTGAAGAGATTTCAGCACAGGATTTCATTGACAAGGTGCTTCCTGCAGCTAAGGAAGTTGAAGCTTTTGTTGAAAATAAACATGCTTCTAATTTTGTCTCTTTAATCGCCCCAATAAATAAGGACGCAAAGTCAATGTTTAAGTGGAACAATCCTTTAAGTTGGGCTTATAGCGGAAATATCACTGATTCCGATATCCGCAAGAATGTAAAGGATGCCGGAGGAAAGGTTGATGGAGTGCTTCGATTCTCTATTCAGTGGAATGATGGTCAAGACGACAATAGTGATTTGGATGCTCATTGCAAAGAACCAAACGGCAATGAAATCTATTTTGCGGATAAAATTGGTCGAACTGGCGGAAGATTGGATGTTGACATTACAGAACCAATAAGCCAAAGACCAGGAGTTCCATCTGTTGAAAATATTGTTTGGAGTAGTTACAATCGAATGATTCCTGGAACATACAAATTCTATGTTAATCAGTATGCAGCGAGAGGATCAAAAGGTTTTTCTGCGGAGATTGCTTTTGGTGAGGAGACCTATAGTTTTAACTATCCGCATCCGGTTGTAGGAAGAGTAGATGTTGCTGAGGTAACAATGAACAAATATAACGAGTTCACAATCAAGCCGATTCTTCCTACGACATCTGAGACCATTAGCAAAGAAATCTGGGGAGTAAGTACCAATCAATTTGTGCCTGTATCAGTGATTAGCTATAGTCCAAATTATTTTGACGATCAGAACGGAATTGGTCACAGGCATTTGTTCTTCTTCTTAAAGGGATGCAAGAACACGGAAGAGCCAAACGGATACTATAACGAGTTCTTAAAGCATGAGCTTGAACCGCACAAGAGAGTATTTGAAGCTTTAGGCGCGAAGTGCCATGTAGAGAATGCAGATGATCAGCTGTCTGGAATTGGCTTCAGTATGACCAAGAGAGCAGAATTGGTTGTTAAAGTCAAGGGTGCGACAGAACGTATTATGAAAATTAAATTTTAAGGAGAAATTATTATGGAAAAGAATTTATTTGAGTTAGCAACAAGATGCAAGTACCGTTTCCCATATCGTGGACAGATAACTATTGAGGATTTATGGGATCTTCGCCTGACTGATTTAGATTCAGTCTTCAAGACCTTGAATGCAGAAGTTAAGAAGGCATCGGAAGAAAGTTTGCTGAAGCTAAAGACAAAAGAAGATGAAGAGCTTTCCAATAAGATTGCAATTGTTAGATACATTGTTTCTGCGAAGCTAGAAGAACAGAAAATCAGGGAAAATGAGAAGGCTAATAAAGAGATGAAACAGAAGCTGTTGGCTATTAAGGCTAGACGAGAGGAAGCTGCACTGGAGAATTTTTCTGATGAGGAATTGGATAAGATGATTAAAGAATTATAAAAAGCACCGTGGGGGTTAGCTGCTGCAGCAGCTAACTTCCTTGAAATAAGTATCTAAGTGATGCAGGAGGCGAGGAAATGAAGGCACTTACGTTAAATGAGCTGCGGCAAATGGTCGGTCAGCCAGTCTGGTGTCCAAAGGAAAATGCATATGGAATAATAACGTGCGATAAATACGGAAAATGGGCTGGAATCCCATTTTTGCACGGAGTATGTAAATACGAAGAATCGACAGTCAAATTTAATCAAAACATTGTCAGTAGAAAGCTGAAATGCTTCAGAATTGAAGATAAGAAAGAAATTCCAATGAAACTATTATCAAAAGTAGATGATTGCGGAAATAAAAAATGGTATGCCCGAACTGCCAGAGGGCAGAGATATTTACGGCATCAGCAAAAATATATCCGTACTGCCCTTGGTGCGGACAAAAATTGGAAGGAGAGGATGTATGAAGATCTGGACAGAAAAAAAGCTTATTGAAGAAGGCTACGATATCCGAAACGCACAAATCAAAGGTGCGGAGCTGACAATGGAAAATCACGGTTGCATATCGTTTGATGTCGTTGTTGAAGGTGCAGGTTGGGGATGCGTTTTTGGCGGATATAGTCTCGGACACGGTTATCTGGGGGCGAAAGAATTTAGTGGCTATGGTCCGGGAATGGAATCCATTGCTAGAATAATGGATACAGTCGGAGTTACAAAGTTGAGTGATTTAGAGGGAAGATATATACGAACCGCAGTAACTGGAGATAGAAGATTAAAAATTATTGGAAATATAATCAATGATAAGTGGTTTGATATCAAATCATTCTTCGAGGATGCACAAGAAAATGATAATAAGGTATCAGAAGGGAGCAATAAATGAGTATTAAGCATATTATCTTATGCATCGAATTTGTATTTCTTGCAGTTCAAATCATAATGGCTAGAGCTGCATACAAATCTCCGTTAAAGTACGGAAAAACTGCCAAAATCGTGAATATTTTAGCATTTATCGTTATACTGCTGTGTAGCATAGCAATCATAGTTTTAAATATTATGGGGTGAGGTGGCACGAATGTTCAGAATAATGAGTAGAAACAAATACGATAGCCTAATCAGGGAGAATGCAGAGCTTAAAAATGCAAATGCAAATCTTGAAGATAAACTGGATCAGCTTAAAGCAGAAAAAGCTGTAAATAGCAAGTATAAATGCGGAGAATATTGTCGCGCTTGTGAGAATGGATACGAGATACCGAGCTATACCATAGATCGTGCTTACGTATGCTTGCTGAATACAGAATGCGAATCCTTTGTAAAACGTAAAGAATGAGAGGAGTTGAATATTATGCAGATAATTAAGAGTGTTTTATGTGTGGTTATGCTTTTAGCTATGCTTCTGCACTACATAGGACCCAAAAGGACTAGAGCATTATTTAGAGCATTGTGGATTATCTCGCTGATACTTTTGTGGGGTTTGATTCTTTTATAACGTTATGAGGTAAAAATGAAATTTATTGATTTTTTCGCAGGAATCGGAGGATTCCGTAGAGGAATGGAATTGGCAGGACATGAATGCGTTGGATTCTGTGAGTTCGACAAGTTTGCGACTGCAAGTTACACATCCATGCATTTACTCACCAAAGAGCAGAGAGAGTTCCTGGACAAAATGCCACTGAAACAACGGCAAAAAGAAATATTGAAGGAGGAATACAGAAATGGAGAATGGTATGCAAATGACATTAGAAGAGTGTATGCCGGAGACATTCCAAAAGC